GTCGGCAGCCACCGCCCGCGCCACTTCCGCCGCGTTGTCACCCATGCTCCGCCACCCCGGTGTCCAGCCAATCCACCCACGCCGTCCCGTCGTGCGCGGACAACGCCCTGCTGTTGACCGGGCCCGCGACTGGGGCACCAGGACTCGAACCTGGAACCTTGCCGTTAACAGCGGCCTGCGCCACCATTGCGCCATGCCCCAGCCCCGCGTCCAGCAGAACCACGCCGCTTCCTTCGCAGCGCACGCACAGCCCCGTGTCCGTCAGCCCCATGCTGTCCGGGCAAGCCGGGCAAGAAACGCCGACCGGCGGCGTCACCCGAACACGCCCTGGTGCGTCTGGCACAGCGTCACAGCTACGGCGGCCTGCGCTGGGCGCAGCACCGGCCCGTTGGCCTGGAACCCCTCAAGCACCGTCACTAGCACACGCTGCCCCGGCGCGCCGCACAGCTTGCCCGTCGCCAGGCTGGAACCACCAGCAAGAAACCTGCACCGCTTCGCCATTACACCCCCAGCATTCGCTTGACCGATTCCGGCAAGCGCGCCGCCACCAAAACCACCTTCCCGCCGCAGCGCGCGAAGGCGTGCTGAAAACACGCGCGCGCCACCACTTCGCCTTCCCGCGTGCCCGCTGTCGCGCCGCAGCCGCGGCACACCAGCCTGGCAACGTCGTTGGGCTGCAAGGCGGCGGCGCGCGACCTGTGCCGCACGCAGTAGCCATCCTGAATCGCCAGCTTGCAGTCGCACAGGCCAACGTCCCGGTAGTACGTGGTCGGGACCCACGCGCGGCAGCTGCCCAGCTTCATGTGGGCGTCACCGTGACAGGTCCGGCCGTGAAAACATGGTCCAGCGGGCAGCGGTATTCCCCCGCTGGCGCGCCATCCACCACCACGCGCCGGACCAGCTTGGCGTCCTGAACCACGCCGGTCAGCGGGTGGCAGCCCTTGCACTTCAGGCTGTCGGCCAGGCGCGTCACGCCGTTGTTGACCAGCGTGGCGGTGACCGGGGGCTTCGGGGGCGCGAAGTCCATTGTGAAGCCGCCCTTGGTGAACATTTCCGCCGCGTGCACCTGGCATGGCGTCATGGACACCTTGCCGCGGTCCAGCTGTTCCAGCACGCAGCCGCAGGCGAACCGCTTGTGGTCCGCGCACGGCTTGAACGTCAGCAGCCCGGCAACGTCGCCACCGGCCGCCAGACCGGCTGCGGCTTGCGGCCCGCGCAGCCAATCCGTCACGCACGCCTTGCAGTCCTTGTCCACCAGCAACCTGGCCATTTCTTGCTGCGCCATACGGCCTACCGTTTTCCCGGCGTGTCGCGGGTCGCCGGGGCGTCCCATGACCCTGGCGTGCCCAGGCTGCACGGGGCCCCAGGGTCCAGCGGGCACGGCTTCACCGCAGCCGCCGGGCGCGCCGCGGGCTGCCCCTGGTCCACCCGGTAGGTCGTGCTGCTGTTAACCACGGTCTGTGCCGCGCTAGGCAGGCCGGTCACCGGCGCGACCTTGCGCGGCGCGCAGCCCCACGCCCCTGCCAGCGCCGCCCCCACCAGCACGGTCAGCGTGCCCCAGGCCACCCAGCGCCGCCACCCCCACACGTTGACGGCCACGGCTACCACCACCCCATTGGCTTTGGCAACGGGGGCGTCTGCGCGCGCCGCTTGCGCCATTCGGTCAGCGCCACCAAGGCCGCGGCCAGCGGGTGGACGCCCTTGCGCCCAGGTTCCACGGGGGCACCGCCGCCGGGGGGGGTCCCCGGGGCGGCCAGAACCGCGGACTTTGCCACCGGCGCGCCAGGCTGCCGCTTGGCCGTTTCCACCACGGCCTTGCTGAACGGCGCGGTGCCGTTTAGGGCGGCGTCAGCCAAGCCTTTCAGGAAAGCCGACAGTTTCGCCCGGCCGTCCGGTTCGTTCGCCAGGTAGTCGTAAGCGTCACCGAAGATTCCGTAATCCAGTTCCCCGACGACGTGGCAGCCCGTGCTGTCGTCCGTCACCTGGTCCACCACAAACAGCTTGCGCGATTGCATGACCCCCCCTAGTTCCCGCCGCCCTGCCCGGCATGTTCCGGCAGCCCGCAGTGGCACCACGACGGGTGCGGCTGACCCACGGACCAGCTGTTACCTTCCAGCTTGGCCCAGTCGGACAAGTTCTTAAGCACCCAGCAGCGGAAGCAAAGCATTAGGCGGTTCAGCGGCCGGTCCTGTCCGCAGCCCTTGCACGGACCTTCCGCGGGGGGCTTGCGCGCCCGCCGGTACAGGTCGTCAATGGATTCCTTTTCTTCCGGCTTCGTGGCCTGGTCAGCGCCGCCGGTGGGGACCACGGGGGCGTCCAGAACCGCCACCCGGTCGTCCGGCCCGGCCACATGGCGTGTTTTCACGTGGAAACCGCCATGGGGCTTTCCACCAGCTGGTAGGCGTTGGTGTGCGGCTTGTTGGTGCCGGACACCCCCTGTTCCACCCGGCGCTGGGTCCGCCGTTGCAGCCACAACAGGGCGGTTTCCAGGTGGGTCAGGGACAGGCTGAATTCCCGGCAGGCCCCGGCACCGGCGTTCAGCTGGTCCAGCCGGACCATGCACAGCCGCAGCAGCTCGTCCACCCGGCACCCGTTGCGCCCCTTTTCTTCCCGCGGCCCGTGCTGGAACTGGACTTCATAGCCCAGCGCCGCGTAGACCCGCGACCCGTTGGGGGCCCCGCTGGCGGCGGGCACGTAGGTGTCCGCGAAAATCGCGGCGTCAATGGGGTAGCGTTCGCCGTGCGCGCCTTCGGCCAACCAGTCCCCAGCCTTTCCGACCATGACGCCTTCCTTGGTCTGGACCCTGAAAGGCCGGTCCATTTGCAGCGCCAGCGTGGCCGTGACCTTGCGGAACCGCCCGCCCTTCGTCATGTCCACTTCGGCCGCGTCCAGCGGCCCAGCGCCAGCGTCCACCGCGGCTGCCTGCTTCCCTTTCATGCCAGAACCCCCCTGGTGCGCCGCCTTGAAGTTTTCTTCGCCGTCCGTCCGTACTGCCTTTGGTCCTTGTATTCGCGCACCCGCGCCCAGGCCCAGCGCGCCACGCCGCGGTGCGTGTACGGCGTCCGCGCGCAGCGTTGCAGGTAGTGCTTGTATTCGTGCGCCAGCACGTGCGCCATGGCGTCTGCGTCCAGCCGCCGGTCGCCGGTCGCCTGATAAATCACGTTCTTGGCGGGCAGGTAGACGGCAAAGCCGCCCTTTCCGTCAATGGACTGCACGGCGTCGTGCGGCACCAGCGTGAACGTCAGCGGGAGGCGGCCGGGGTATGCGGACACCAGCCATTGCGCGAAGCTGCGCAGGGCCTTCCCGCGGCGCGCGCCGCGGCCGTGCCTGGCGGCTGGCAGGGTGACCTTGGCGGTGCGCACCGTCATTTCGCAGCCGCCGGGTGCGCATGTTCTTCGTGCGTCCCGTGGTCGTGGTGCATATGCAGCACGCCGATTCCCAGCATGGTCAGCAGGCCAATGACGACGGCGACGACGCGCCAGCCGTCACGCAGCGGGCCAACTTCAATGGACACCACCTTGACGCGCTGCGACCCGGCCAGGCCCATGACGACAAGGAACATGCCGAACAGCGCGAACATCGTTTCCAGTCCCACGTTCGGAATCATGCTGCCCTGTCCCCCGTCCATTCCTGCCGCTTTTGCTTGCGGTGTAGCTTCTGGAACCGCAGCAGGTAGGCGGCCCGCAGCTTAGGACCGCACCCGGCGCACACCTGCTGGTTGGGGTACTGCGGCCAAAACCCCTTGCCGCACCCGCGCCCGCCCTTCAGCTTCCCACAGGTCCGGCGTTCGTACAGCCCTTTCACGATTATGGCCCCCTTCGGCCCTGAATTTCCAGGCCCGGCTTCACGCCCCAGGTTCGCCACCGCCGACCCCCGCCGCAGGCCCCGCCCCTTCCGGGGGGGCCACCACGCCTTTGCGTCCAGAAACCGCGCCAGCCCCGCTGACGGACGCATGGGCCACCGGCTTGCCGTCCGGCCCCAGGATTGCGTTGCGTCCCTGGTCCACCACGGCGTCCGGCGTCGTCATAGGGGCTTCGTCGCGCGCCTGCCGCGCCGCGTCGGCGGCCGTCTGTGCGGCCACGGCTTCGGCTTCGGCCTTGGCGCGGGCGGCCGTCATGGCCGCCATGTCGGCTTCCAGCTTGCAGAAACGCGCGTCCAAATCCGCCGCCGTCAGCCGCCGCGTGAACCAGCCGCGGCCGAACATGCGGAAAAGCGGCGGCTGGTCCACCAACAGGCTGGCCATGGCTTCCAGCTTCAGGTGGTTCTGAATGGCCACCTGGCTGGCGCGCTGTAGCTGGGTCTGCAAGGCGGCGATGGTCTTGTCGAAATTCCCCGCCATCCGGATAAGACGATTCGCGCCCTGCGCCGACACCGCCTCGTCCCGCTGTATAATTTCTTGGTCCCGCATGTTCCCCCCCGATTCCTAGACCAGCAAAAGTACGCGCGCGCGCCCCTGGACTTCCACCACCCGCCGCAGCGGCATGTTTTCCATATCCCCCGGACGTGCCCACGGCGGCGGCACGCGCCGCCCCGGTATCAGCATGGGCACCCCGCACTTGCAGTGCGCACGGCACCGACAGCACGCGAAGCAGCGCAGCGTGTCCGGGTTGCCGCACCGGCAGGCGCGCCAGACGATAGTTGCCCCCATGACCTTGTTCAGGCCGTGGCAGCAGCCGCAGCGCAGGTGGGATTTGGCGGACTTGCGGGCAAGGACTTGCTGCGAAAAAGCGACTGGCCGAATATACGGGCGTTCATGTTTGCGCCTGCGCCGCGACGGTTCTGCCACGCGGCGATAATACCACGCAGCGGTGTTTATTGCAACAGGTTAAACTGTTAATGCACGCTGTTGGACTGCCGCGGCTACGGTGCGGCCGGTTCCACGTCGGGCGGCAAGTCGGCAGGACCATGTTGCTGGGTCGCACGCTTTGTGTCACGGCGCAGCTTATCAATCACGCTGGAACAGTCCTTGCAGGACCGGCCAACGCCCAGTTTTGTGCCGCGGCTGCGCTGAAAATTATCAATGGAAAGAATGCGCCCACAATGGCTGCACACCTGGCCGTCCCACCTATCCACTTGCCCCATGCCGATATAGATGCGCGGATTTTCTTTGACGATGGACCAGTCTATGCGGCGGACGCTGTACCACCTGTCGTCAACGCCGATGGCGCGCTTGATAGAATCGGCCACGCGGTCCAGGAGGTTGATTGCGTCACCGCTGCGCTGGTCAGGCTTTTCCGCGAAGATATCCACCCACACCTTATTATGAAAGAAATGGACCGGCTGGGCCTTTATTGCCCAATACAATGTGTCCTGCATTTGCCTAGTTTCCCGTCGTAGGAAAACATGTCCCATGCCGCGTGATAAGGACCATGAGTGATTCTTCAGCAGCGCCGTTGTCCATGGGACCCATACACGCACCAGGTAATCCGGCGTTGGGTCACCGGCCCGTGTCCAGGTTAGGTCTGCCCTATTTTCTTTGCTGGTCGCAGCACCAATCTTTTTGCGCAGGTCCCGCCGCGCCTGCTCTTTTACCACGTCCGCAGGTGTCCGCTGGGTTGGGTTGGCCACCGCCCACGCCTTGCCCCGCGCCTTGTTTCGTTTTTCAGAACAGGGCGGGCAGTATATTTGACTGTGCGCACGCCATGGCGTTGGGGCGTTGCACATCTGGCAGATGATGGTTGTGTTATTTCCTGGTCTGAACACAGGACGGCATTATATCACTACTGCCCGCCGTAGCCTTCGGCGTGCGGACCCCGCATCACCGCGTCCGGGTCGCCCTTGTTGCCCGCCACCCAAGCCTCCAGCCACTTGGACCACGCGCGCAGCGTGCGTACCTCATCGCGCGTCAGGGCTATGTTGCCCCCCGCGCTGTCGGCCTGGCCCACGCTGTCGTCCATGGCCGCCCGCACACGGTCAACAATCCGCAGCGTCGTGGCGCGGGCCTGCCCGTCGAAGGCGGCGCGCAGGCGGTGCAGTCCGTTGCGGCCGTATTCTTGGCGCAGGTCCCCGATAAAGGCGCAGCCCCAGCAGGGGCATTCTTCGGCGCGTTCCCCGGTGCAAAGGACCAGCACCAGCGCGTCAACGTCGTTGCGTTCTTCTTGGCTGCGCAGCACGTTGTTCATGGTAGCTTTCCACTTTCTGCCTGTCCAGGCAGCTGTGCCTTGTGCAGCGTGCAGCCCGCCACCCCATGTTCCCATTGGCAGCTGCGGGTTGGGCATGTGTGCCACACCGGGTCCAGGCGCAGGCGCGCGCCGTCGTATTTGCAGTTATGCGGGCAGCCGCACTTGTGGATTGTGGCGACAAATACGAACCTGTGCCGCTCGCCACGCCGACACCGGAACATGTCCACATGGCGGTATCGCTTGCCGCATACTTTGCATTTCAGCACCATCATGGCTGCGGCCCGTCCACCAACCCGTCCAGCACCGTGCAATGCGCCCACAGGACCACGCCAGCCTTGCCTTCCAGCGTCACCAGCGGCTTGCGGCAGGATGATATGCCATGCGGGTATGCCCCGTCCACTTTCGCCACGTGGCTGAATTCCTGGTCCGTCAGCACGGACTTGTAGCCCACCAGCTGCCCCACCTTTGGGTCCGCCATGTTCACCCCCCCGCCTGCCAGGCGTCCACCTTCAGCTGCCCGTACCATTGCTGCAAGCTGCGCCACGCGGCCACGTTGCGTTTTGGTGGAATGCGGGCCTTGCCGCTGATAGCGAACATGGGCTCGCGGCACACCGGGCAGCGCCGCCAGCGGTTGTCCATGCGGCCCCTGCTGCCGTGCGGCCTGTGACAAATTCGGTGGGTCCAGCATACCAGCTTCGGGCTTTGGTTCTGCCTGCACACCCCGCAATTACACATGGCATATTTCCTGCGCTCTGATTCAGCGAACGCCAGCCCCAGCGCCCTTTCCAATTCCCCGTGGGCATGCGCGGCAATTTTGTGGTAGCAGGTCAACGCTTCCCCAACGTCAGATTCCTTGCGGCACCTGCACTTGGACAGCGCCCAAATCCTTACCAAGGCCGCTTCTGCGCCGTCTATGACAGCGAGCAAATCTTTTTCAAGCGAACCTTGTATGCTGCTGCCGGTCCTTACGTTCTTGACCCGCTTATGAACCGGCAAACCATCGTAATTCATGGATTCCCCCACCCAAGCCGCTTGGACGCGCCCACGTGGTCCGCGCCCTGGTCCCGCAGCAGCTTCATGCGCGCCGCCCAGTAGTCCCCGCTGGGGCCCTGAAAGATTTTGTCCCCGGACGGGGTAAAACGCCAGCCGTGCAGCAGGTCCCCGTAGGTCTTGGCGTCAATCCACGCTTTTATTTCAGGCGTCAGGTCCACCGCGTCCCCCTGCCGGGCACCACGGCCCCGGCACGCCATGCGCGTAGCTGCCGCACGCGCCGCACGGCGCGCAGCCCGCGTCCCGGCGCAGGTCCGTGTTGTAGCGCGGCCACCCGGACGGGCAGCCGCAATGCCGCCACCAGCCCGGCGGCTTGGGCGTGAAGGTCGCCTGGCCGCACGGGTCCCGGTGGACCAGCTGCACCTGGCTGGTCATTCCACGCGCTCCTTAGTAAAGACGATTCCCGCTGGCGTATGGCTGTGCCAGCCGCCACCGTTAGCGCCCACCCACCCGCACGTTCCGCCAAGGCAGCTAGGAAACCCGCCGCGTACTTTTAGGCACGGCCCGCACGTCACGCTGTCCCAGTCGTATACGTTGGGCAGCACCGGCGGGGACATGGTGCCGCAGGCGTAGACACCGGCCGCCAGGTGGAAATGGACAGGGGCGCAGGCGCACGGCGGGCCGTGGTGCAGGTGGCCCATGTCGTGCAGGCACGCCTGCGTGTGCGGCACGCCCGGGCATGGCTTGACCCATTCCAGGCTGGACTTGCGGCCAGTGACCCCGCACGTCAGGCACCGCTTCATAAGCGCCAGCGGGTGCGTTCCGGCCCTGCGTTCCTGCCACCATTCCCACCTGTGCTTCATGGCCTATGCCGTCCTGGCCCACCGCAGGTAATTCGGAAGGTCCTCAAGCCGCACCATGGCGCGCGAACGCTTCATGGCCACGGCTTCGGACACGATGCTGTTGTCAGTCCTTGAACCGCGCACGATTTGCAGCGCCGCTTCCTTTGTATAGCGCCCGGCTTCGTCCAAAAACACCGTGTAACCAGCGCCTTTGGGACGCCACCACAGCGTCATGTCGGGGTTCCCGTTCGGCCGGTGGTTGGACAGGATTAGGAATTTTTGGTTGGCCGCGCACGGCACAGCGGCGGCATGGCGTTCTTTGCGCTGCGTCCGCGCCACCGTCAGCTGCGGCGGTCTACCGTGCTTGGCGAAGCTGGCGGCCCAGGACCGCGATTCCCGCTTGGCCGCAGCGTCCGCCGCGCGTTCCATGCGGTCCTGTAGCGCCCCCGTCCATTTGGACGGCCACCGCCACAGCTTGCACCGCGGGCAGCGGGTCTGCCGCTGCCCGGCCTTGTCCCGCGTTTCAGCCCGCGCGTGCCAAAGCACGTACCGGCAGGCGTCGTCCGGGTGTCCGCAGCCCTTGCGCTGTGGTACCGCCTTGGCGGTCACGGCGTCCGCGCCCGCGCCGGTTGGCGCGCGGCCACGTCCAGGTCCTTGGACAGCTTCTCGTAAATTGCCTCCAGCAGCCCGCCTACGCCCGGCACGCTGTCCCCCAGCTCGCGCGCGCACACCACCTGCGCCGCCTCGAGCGTGCCGCGCCCGTCAACGTCCCGCTGCACACGCACCTGCACGTAGTCCTCAGTGTTTCCCACCGTCCCCCCTTCAAACCACCACCGTTCCGCCGCCGCCTTCCAGCGTGTCGTTGATTTTCTTCAGCACCGGCCCCATGACTTCCAGCGCGCGCTTCACCACCGGGTCGGCTTGGTCGGCCTTTTCCATTCGCGCCATAAGGTCCCTGAACTTGGCGGCCCCCTGTGGCTGTCCCTTGGATTCGCCCTGCGCCAGGCTGTGCAGCAGGTCCGCCACCGCGTCCGGCACGCCGAAGGTGAAGGACGCATAGGTGCAGTCAAAATCGTCGTCCGCGTCCGAAATGTACTTCGGGTGCGCGGCCAGCGCGGCGTTGACGGCCACCAGGCAGGACGTGTCGTGCGCGCCGTCCTTGCAGCCTTCCAGGTCCCAACAATTCCTGTTCCCGCCGCCGTTGCGGGTGTACAGGGTGATGGTTTTTCCTTCTGGACCCAGGTAGCAGTCGCGGAACCGGCCGACGTAGACCAGGCCGCGCGCCGCGGCGTGCGCGTCCGGCTTCGTGACCAGCCCCAGCACGTTCAGCAGCAGCGGGGCCAGCGTATTGACCCCGAACAGCGCATTGTATAGGCTCACCGTTCCCCCTTTCTTTCGTTCCCCGCCTTGCGCGTCTGCGCCCTGTCTTTGGCCACCTGCTGACGCACCGCGCGCAGCCTGGACGGGCCGCTTCTTGGACACCAGCGCCGGTGCCGCGTGTAGCGCAGGCAATGGCTGCACCGCACAGCAGTCATTGCCGCCCACCAGCAGCGCGCAAGTCGTCGGCGTCCGCGCATTCGCCGTCAGTCGGTCCACCCGGATATCCGTAGTCCCATGTTCGGCACGCGCTGCACCTAAAGACCGTTTGGCTGTGGTCAAGGCCGCCACACGGGCATGGCCTACCACCTTCACAGACCCAGGCGTGCTGCGTCCAAAGGCAGCGCAGCACTACCGCCGCTGCGTCACGCTGCGCCGTGTCCACCGCTTCCCCCCGGCTGCGATTCGGCAGCAGGAACCGGCACGTCCTTTGGCGTGTGGCCGTTGCACGCCAAGAGCCACACAGGGTCAAAATTGGCGGGCCAGTAGGCCCAGCCATTGCGGAACCCGTGCGCGTCCAGCTTTATGCCCAGCTTTTCCAGCGGTCCCACCTGTGACCCGGACAACAGCGACACCAGCGCATCGAATTGGTCCCGCGGCCCGCCGGTTTCCGGGTGGACGCATTGGCTGTGCGCGTCCCCCGGCAGGTTGGCCCGCCACTTGCACGTGTAGCAGTTCGGCTTATCCATGCCCCGCCACCCCGTCAAGCGCCGCGGCGTAGTTCAGCGCCGCCATGCGCAACCGCGTGGCGGCAACGTCCAGCAGTTTGCGCGTTGCCGCCACCGCCTCGTCCGTGCTAGGTCCCAGCACAATGTCATCCTCCGCCGCGCACTTGGCCGTGTAGTGCCTGGCCGCAGCCGCCAGCTGCGCCGCGGCCCGCCCAACAGACTTGCCACCAAGCAGCGTGACTAGCAGGCCCGCCAGCAGGTTGTTGGCGCTGTCGCCAGTGGCCTTGGACTTGACCGCCATGACCCCGGCGCGCTTGGCCTGCGCCTGCGCGCGCCGCAGTAGGGCCTGGACTCGGCACAGCTGCACGCGCGCCCTGCGCTCCTCGGGGCTGGTCACAGCGGCACCTGGCCCACCGTGGCCACCGCCGTTTCCGGCGCGGCCACGCCCGCGGGGCTTCCCGGGTTGCCGCCGCTGCACTTCAGCGTGCGCACCTGCACGGTCTTGGTTTCCGTCACGATTGTGCAGCCGGGTGGCTTCGGGGCGTGTTCAAGAAACAGCAGCGCCTTCAGCGCCCGGCCGTCGAACAGGAATTCTTCGTTGTCATTCGGCGCGTCCTTGGCGTGGTTCGCATTCCACCACGCCACCCGCTGCTCGTCGCTGCGGAAGAAGCTGTAAAACCGCTTGCCGCTGTTCCTGACCAGCCAGGCCAGCAGCGCGTGCTTCTGCTGGTCCGTGGCGGCCGGGTGCGGGTTGATAAAGCACCTGTAGCCGTTGTCCATGGACAGCTGGACGGACACCGGCACGGCTTCCTTGGCGTCCCAGGCGCGGACCATGCGCATAATGGCGTCCTCGTTGTCCAGTTCCTTCTGGCGCGTCTTGGGGTCGTACCAGCTTGCGAACCCCACCCGCGATTCCGGCACCACCGGCGGCGCGGTCACGGCTTCCTGGTCCCGGTACACCAGCGCGAATGGGTCCGTGCCCGGGTCCTGCGCTTCGTCACCGTCCATGCCCGCCCCCCTTTCCGTCGCCCTGCTTCAGCGGCGCGCGCCGAATCAGCCTGCCCACGTCCACCAGGTCCTGCAAGTCCTTGCCGCCCAGCTTTTCGGCTTCCAGTTCCGCCAGCGTGAACCCGTGCTGTTCCAGGTGGGCCAGCAGCTTTTCCCGCGTGAACCCCGTCATGTTGTCCTCGTCCACCAGTATGCAGTCGTCGTCGGGGTCAGTGCCCTTTTTCAAGTCCCAAATTTGCAGGAATTCCCCCATGGCGTTGTCGTTCCCGAACGCCAGGCCCTTGTCCTTGTGCCGGATTTCAAAGCGGCTCATTCCGCGGAGTCCCCCGCAGACTGCTTCGGCAGCGGCGCGTGCGTTTCCACCTTGGCCCCGGTCAGCATGTCGGCCAGCTTGGCGGTCAGGTGCGCCAACAGTTCGTATTCCCGCAGCACGTCGCACAGGTTCATGTTCTTGTTCTTTTCGTCCGGGCTGCGCGGGTCCGGCTTCGCCCCGAAGTCGCGCACGCATTCCAGAAGATAAACGGCGTCAGCACCCAGTCCGTTGCAGCCCTGGCCTTCCGGGCGTCGTCCGATTTTGAAAGCGGTGGTGCCCAGCCGGGGCCCCATTCCATAGGCGTGGTCATCGCGTTGGTCCCCGAATTCGGCGTAATTTTTCACGCCGGTATAATTGTTGCGCAGCGCCAGCTCGGCGTCCATTTGGATTGCCCTTATAGTGTCCTCTATGGCCAGCTGGCGCACCGGGCCGACCGGCGAACCTTCCACGCTCAGAACCAGCATAGCCGCCCTGCACCGCTGCACGTCAATTTTTTCCTGCATGGTCAATCCCCCTGCCCTTCTGCGACATTCGGCAGCTTCCCGACGCCGCGCGCGAACGCGACGAACAGCGCCCACGACGGCCGCAGCGAATCGCGGAAAGGCGCGTCCACCACGAAATCCCGCCTGCCGTCTTCGTGGACTTCAAGCAGCCCGCACCCAAGCGGTATTTCTTCTGGCTTTGCAACCCCTGGCGGCGTCACGAAAAAGAAGCGGTTGGAAATCCGCATGGCGGCCCGGCGCTTCAGCGGGTCATTGATTTCGCGCAAGAAGTCCGCGCGCGTGACCTTCACCTCGTACGCCGTCCGCACGAACCCGGTGCTGGGAACGTCCCCAATATGGAAGGCGTCTATCCAGCGTGGTTCACCGTGGGCGTGCCCGGTCACCGTGCGGAATTCAAAGAACAACAGTCCACGCAGTTCTTTGCCTATTTCGTGGTTCGCCCGAATCGCTGCGTGCAGCTTACCTATCACGTTTTTCCCCGTTTTTGACGGGCGCGCGCCGCTTCTGCTTTCGCACAAGGTCGCCGCTGTCGTCGAAAGAAGCCCACACGGTTTTCCCGTCATAGCGCAGCACGCGCAGCCGCAGCAGGCCGTCACATTTCATTGCTTCCCGCCTGGATTATTTTTGGCTGTGACCTTGGCCAGAATTACCCCAATGGCGAGCCCAAACTTAACCCCAGCCAGGAACGCGATTGCCAGGGACATGGCCACTACGGCAATCATTCGTTCGGTCATGGCTTCCGCCCGGCAGCCTTGGCGTGCTTCAGGCGCGCGGCTTCGTCCTTGAACGGCGCAAACCAATTGACGGGAACCAGGCGGACTTTCACCTGACCGGCAACCGTCTTGAAAGCCTGGCAGAACGTCTTTGCCCAGGCGTGGCGTTCCAGTTTTTCACCGGCATAGAAGTGCCAGCCGTTATGCGTGCGGTGGGACTGCATGGTGCGGTTCACCCAGCCGCCTTGGACAACCGCAGCGTGTCGGCTTCGCAGGCCGCCTGGTCCCGGCACGCCGCGGTCAAGCTGTCGGTCTTGCCGCCGAATCCGCGGACGAAATGCACAAGGCGGTCGCGGGACCCGCAAAATTCGCAGGCTGTCCTTTGGGGCTTGGCGGCGGCCTGGGTCATGTCTGGACCGCCGCAAGCACTGCGGATAAATCGGCAGCGGTCACGCCGTCGAACGGGAAGCAGGGCGTGCAATTTCCGCGCGCCACCTTCCCTTCTACCGCCACAGCGTCCTGGTGTACAACGAACCACGGCCCAGCGAACAGGCCCCAGCTGCACCAGTCGCATTCTTCGTCCGTCATTGGTCGCCGCATACGGGCCATGGACCCTGCGCGTTTCAGGCATTCGGTGGGGGCGCGATACGCTTCCGCGGGGCTGCGCCCGACCGCAATCCAACCGTCCGGCGTGGACACCGCGCTGCACCGCGGACACTTCCAACGCCATTTCCCCATGTCGGGTCCGAACAGCCGCGTTCCCAGGGCCCGCCATACCGCGAACGGCAGCACGCATTCCTTCGGCACCGTGTAATTGCAAGCGTCGTCAACCACTGTGACGTTTATTTTCTGGCCGGTCATTGTGCCGCAGCCCTGCGGGAAGCTGCGCGTTCCCATTTCGGCATTCCGTTCATGTGACGCACCAGCCAGCGCGGCATGATAAAACGCACCGGCCTGCGGTTCTTTTTTTCTTGTCGTTTGTTGGCCACGGTCACGCCCCACCGCGCCGTGCGGAATCGTGGTGCCAGGAATGTTCCCCGTCGTGCCCCTTGTCCCGGCCGCAGTTGCTATCCACGCCGCCAAGGTCCGCGCGCTTGAACGCCGCCCCGCAATACCTATTGTTGAAGTCCGTTGCCTGCCCGGCGGCTTCCGCCTTCTCCGCGGCTTCGTACGCGACCTTGTAGGCTGCCGACTGGTAGCCAGATTTGCAGTATACGACGGCGCGCTTTGAAAAGTTGTAGCTGGTGTCGTCCAGGTGCGCCTGCGCTGCTGCGCGGCTGAAGAAAGGCCCGGTCACCATGTCGGCTGACCGGCATATGTCCAGCTCGGTCAGCAGCACCGGGTCCACAATCACCCACCACGGCGCGCTGGTGCTTTCGTTTTCCGGCGACACGTCAATGACCAGCTTCATGCCGCGGCCTTTCGCGCCGCGTCCATGGCTTCCACAATCCACTGGGCTACTTCCCAGTTGGCCCGGTACGCTTCCAGCGGGTTGTGCTTCTTCACCTTCTCGCCGCCCTTGCGCACAACCAGTTCCAGGCATTCGCGCATCTTGCCTTCAATGCGCAGTTGCCCTGCCGGGCGGTCGAAGCTGCCCCACCACTTTTCCATGCGCGCGGTGTACCCCGGCATGTTGGCGTTGATGAAGTCGGCCATTGCAGAAAGCCGCGGGGCGCGCGGTGCCCCGTGCAGCTTGCTGCCGTAGGAATCCGCCACCCGGCGCAGCAGCGCAAGCGTCGCGCGGTTACCGGCCACGGCTGGCCCCCGCGTCCTGCTTCTGCGCCTTGGCGTACACGGTGTACCGCCACACCACCTGGCCGTCGTCGCGCAGCCCTATCTCGATGCCCTTGCGATAGCCCGCGTCCCCATAGAACGGGTCCGCCTTCGTCACCACGGGGCTGCCCAGCCACATGACCTTGCCGCCGTCCTCCGGGTTGTGCTGAATCGGCATTGACGTGCGCCGCGGCGTCGGCCGCGAACCCGCGCAGCCGGACAGCAGAATTGGCAGCAGCAGCGCGCACAGGATGGCGACGACGGCCACGGCGTTCATGGCCCATTCCCGCCAGCCCAGCACGTGCAGGCGTTGCCGGTGCGCGGCGTCGGCGTTCGCCAAGTCTATGGCCAGCTTTTCCAAAGGTGTCATTCCCGCCCCCAGGCCGGGGCCTTGCCCCAGCGATATCTGGAGTATAAGCGTTTTACTAGCCGCTTGCAAGACCCAGGCATGTGGGCCATTTGGCCTACCCAGCCAGCGGCCTTGATTCGTCCCAGGCCGCCATAGCCTTGGTGTCCTTTGCGTGCCGCGCACACCCAGGGCAATTGATGATGTAGGTTATGGGGACGGGATTGAACTGCCCACTACGCACCGGCGGCCTGGCTGGGCCAAGGTCGCAAATGTGGTACGGGCCCAGTTTTACGTGCGCCCGCAGCTCATTCGCCAGCTGCGCGGCCAGCCCGGCCTGGGCGCGCAGCGCAGCGGCCAGCGCGCACGCCACGCAGTCCGCCACCGGAGGCCGGTGGACCTGGCAGGCCGATTCCGCAACGGCAAGCTGCGCCGGGGTCACCGCTTGACCCGCAGCGTCACTGGCGTGTCGTTGTCGGCGGCCTGCGCGTCTACCACCATGTAGTCATTCCCATTCGGGGTGAACCCGCACCAGCCCGGGGCCAGCACCACACCCCGGCGTTCGTGCGGGCCCAGCTTCATGGCCGCGAACACGGCACGTCCGCAGGCGGCCTGCGCGTCCTTGGCCTGCACCACCAGGGTGCGCTGGAACCTCACACAAACTTCAACCACCACGCTGAATTTCGCCATTACGTTCCCCCTTGCACAGCAATCTTTCTGGCCCCAGCCCAAAGCTGTGGAATATCATTAACCGGCAGGCAGTCGCACCACGCCATGACTTCGCCGCCGTGTCCAGGCACCACGAAATACGGGTACCCCGCGTCCCCGGCCGCGTCCTTGCGGTAGCCCACGGCTATGGCTTCTGGAAGCCCTGGCTGCATGCTGGCGACGTAGACCAGCACGGCCTTGTTGATTGGCGGGCGTTCCTGGCCGTTGCCAAGCGCCCTGTTGAACTGGTGCCATTCCGGCGGCGTGCCCCGTTTCACAGGTCCCCCTTGTGCAGCGCGGGCAGGGACATGAGCTTGCCGCGGCACGGGCCCCAGGTCAGGACGGCCCCCAGCCGCGTGGGCCGCGTCCGCATGATGCGCTTGTCGCATAGCCGCGCGTGCAGGACGCGCAGCTGGTGCTGGCCACAGGTCGTGCAGCGGCGGCGGTGCAGCTTCACGGCAGCAAGCCCATGTCCACGAATACGAACAGAAGGGCTGGGAACCCTAGGCCGTAAAACCCAAGGACGGCGGAGGCAAAGCACTTGGCCCTGTTCGGCTGGTCGTTCATGGCCTTTGACGTGACCAGGGCCACCAGCACCAGCAGGGCCCAGCACCGCAGCGGCATGAAGGCCATCACGCTGCGCCCCCTGCCCGCTTGGCTGCCAGCTTCGCCTGCTCCTTTTCCATGGCTTCCTGTAGCGCAGCATGGACCCGCAGCTCGCCCTTTTCCGTCACCGTCAAGGTGCGCGGCGTGCCGTCGTGCGCGTCCAGGTAGCCTTCGGCCACCAGCAGGTCCAGGTAGGGCTTTTCGTAATCGAACAGAATAGCCTCGGCCGTCCGCCGGTGGACGTGGCCGCCTTCCAGCACCAGCCGCACCCCTTGGAAATTTGGGTGCCGGTACTCGCCCGGCTGCATGGACCAGTGGCGGATGCTTTTCAGGGTCCGCACCACGCGCCAGCTGGACAGGTCCGGGTGCAGCGTACAGTCCGCCACGTCCGGCACCTGCACGTAGTCCGAGCTCATGTACCAGCCGCCCGCCTTGTGCGCCGCCCAGCAGCACGGGCAGAGATAGGTTTTGCCTGGCTCGTTTTTCATCTGTCCCCCTGTGGACCGGGGCATGGCCCCGGCACCGTGTCCTCTGGAAAGTAGCCCGCTGCTTCAGCGCCGCACGTCCGGCACTCGTGCGTGCCGTCGCCCACCTTGTCCCACACGTGCTGCCCAGCCGCCCGCCGCAGGCCCGCGGTCTTTTCCAGGCGGCCGTGCCAGGACAGCACGGCCTTGGCGTCCATGGACACCAGCGTGGGCACGGCCTTGCTGCCGTCGCCCCACGATAGGACGGTGCCGACCAGGCCGGGCGCTATCCGCGCGCGTCTGCCCTTGCACGCCCGGTACAGATTTACGTTGAAGGCCGGGCGGCCGGTCAGGCCCACCATCGCGTACTGGTCCACCGCGGCTTTGGCCGCAGCCACCAGCGCGCCCACCGTCACGGGATACCCGCGGCGCGGCGCGCCACCCTGATTTCCCGCGATTGTGCGCTGGTCAGTTCGTCCGCGTCCCAGCCCTTGCCCTTCGCGTACTGGTGCCAGAACTTGCGCCGCCCTTCTTGGACGGCCGACAGCTTGGCCGCCGCTTCCAGTGCCACCCGCTGTTCCGCCACCACCTCGCGCTCCAGGTCGTCCATGTCCACCCCGGCCACCCGCATGACTTCACGCAGCTTGTACAGCAGCGTGCGCGCGTCGTCCTTGCCCAGCAGCGGGTACAGGAATGTTTCGGACACGAACGGGGCCTTTTCGTCACCGGCCATGGCCCCGGACGCGCGCCGGTGCTTTGGCAAAAACGGCAGCGGCGTGCTTTCGGTGTGCCACGACAGCAGCCGCTTGAAGGCTGCGCGCATGTCGGTCTTGTCGGTCACGTGCTGCACCGACTTGACCAGCACGCCAACTGGCAGCTTGCCCTCAAGCTCGCGCCGGTCCTGTTTCAGGTCCCGGCTGCTGCCCTTTGGTTGCCACACGTTCGGCAGCAACGGAATTTCTATGACCGCGCGCAGTTTCATTCCTGGCCCCCCGGCCCACCGGCCGTCCGTGTCGGCTTGAACTTCATTACGTGTTCTATCGTCTTGGCGTCCACCGGCTTGCCACGGCGCAGGGACACCAGCTGCGCCAGCTTCAGCAGGTTCTTCACGTCGCGCCCCGACAGCCGCGGGTTCGCCTTCGCCACCTGTTCTATCGTGGCGTCCGACACCGCCACCTTCGATAGGTCGCGCAGCAGCTTCCATATCCGCACCTGGTCGGGCACGGACGGCACGCCGTAGGCCACCTGCGCGGTGCAGCGCGATTCTATGGCGTCGTCCACGATGCATTCGCGGTTGGTGGTTAGGAACAGGATGCCCTTGTAGTATTCCAGCACGCGAAGGAAAACCCCGACGATTGCGTTTTGGTTCACGTCCGCGCCGCGTTCGTGAATGTAAACGTCCGCTTCGTCAATCAGCAGGATAGCCCCCCACCTGGTCGCGCGGTCCAGCACGTCGCGCAGGTGCTTTTCCAGCCCTTCGGGTTCGGTCCCAAGCTGCGACGATTGGACCACGTACAACGGCCGTTCCATTACTTCGGCGTAGACTTCCGCCGTCAGCGTCTTGCCGGTGCCCGGGGCCCCGGTGCAAAGGATTATTGAACCACCGGCCTTGCCTCTGATTATGTCCTGAAATTTTGCGGCGCTGTCCTCCAGCAGCAGTTCTACAAGCTGCTTGGTTTCCTGCGGCAGCACCAGCTTGTCGCCCATTTTCTTGTCGTACACGTAGCGGTTCATGTTGCGCACGTGAACGTCGGCGGTTTCGTGCCTGGCAAGCAGGAAGCAGTAGACGTAGGGGTGCAGCGGCGGCACCCCGTCGTCGTCAGTCGTCCCCGCGTCGTCCAGGTCGTCGTCCAGGTCGTCCTCGTCGCGCACGCCCTTGGCGTTGTTCCACCACGCCATGTCCACCACGGCCGCTTCCTTGGTCTTTTTCCCGTTGTCGTCGGTGCGTTCTTCAACCACTGCGCGCGACCGCTGGCCGTCTACCAGCAGACTGAACTGGTCCCAGCGGTGCCGCCCTGTGCTGGCGATACCGGCCGCCAAGAACTGGACACCGACCAGGTGCTCGGTTTCCCGAAACAGCTTCAGGTCGTTTTCATAGGTCTTGTCCAGGTCGTCGTTAGCCAGGACGTAACCGGCGGCGTGGAAAATCTGCGCAACCGTTTTTTGGCGCGTGTGGTGGGAATAGAAGGCGTGGGTGTCTTTGCAGACGGACCCATTTCTGTAGTGGGCCAATTGCATTAACACGTGGGCTGGCGACGTGTCGCCGCTGCGGCTGCGTTCCGGGGGGTGGTAGGTCACCTTGGTGACGATATGCGGCAAAAAGAAAGCGTCGTCGTCGTCGGCCTTCTTGTAGACCCGGTAGCCATTGGCTGTCCTGATATAGGACCGCAGCAGGGTCGCCAGCAGTTCCAGCTTGGCAACCTTCTTGTCCCCCGGCGCGTTGTCGGCGTCGGCCACGGCGGCGATGATTCCAATGGACCGGACGGCGCTGCGCTGTTCGGTGCTGTCCGGCCCGGCCGCCGTCTTTCCAAGGGCGTCCTTCACCGCCGAAAGTTCCTTGGCCGTCAGCTTGTCCAGGTCGAATTCCAGCACGTCGTCGTTGTGGAAATCCAGGTGCCTTTCGATTTGCTTGATGCCCTTGCCCTTCAGCAGCTTGATTGTCGCAGGGTGCAGGTTAATGTTCATGCCGCGCCACTGGCGGGGATATGCCCAGCCGTTTCCGTGGGGCCCTTCCCGGCCGCGTTGCGATTGCCGCCGAGCGCCTTGCCCGCGCGCCGCCCGGATTCCACCAGGGTGCGGTGGCTGGCCTTGGTGTAGACCCGGACCCCGCCGTTCTTCAGGCGCACCAGGATGGCCGCGTCACCGGCATTGGGCAGCAGCGCGCAGGCGCGCATGGCCACTTCAGAAGGCAGGCGCTTCAGCGTGGGCAGGGCCCTGCTGTTGGTGGCGGCCAGCAGCGCAGCGTTCAGCTTGTCGGCGTCAAGGCCAGCCTTAAGCCCGGCGGCGCGCACCTTGGCCAGCGCCCTGCCCAGCGTTTGCTGGCCCGTCTTTACGTTGTCCATACGTCCCCCCGCCCGGTCTTGCCGGGCCTAAATTATCACGGCAGAAGCACCGCCACGCCGCGGCGGTCCACGGATTCCGCAGCCAGGGCCGCAGCGGCTTCGGCCATGCCCGGCAGTTCGCCAAGCTGCGCCATGTGTTCCGGCGGGACCGCGCCCGGCAGGTCCGGCGCGTCCCCAAAAATCCAGGCCACCAGCTGCCGGTACTTCCAGCCACAGAAGCGGTAGTTTGCCAGCGTGATAGTGGGGTCCACGCACAGCATGGCCAGGCTGGGGCGCGCCATTACGTCCACGGTGGCGTAGCGCGTGATTGCCGCTGGCGGCACATGGCCGAAGTAGCTGCACGTCCCCAGCAGCTCAAGCGATTTTCCCCACAGGTCGCGGTTGGCTTCCAGGTTGACCGTCTGCGTCAGCTTATTTAGGACCGGCCGGTGCAGCGCCTTGCTGGCCACAGCCTGCTGCGCCAGAACGTGCGCCAAGAAATCCTCGTCCGGGTACATCCGCCGCGGGTCCAGCCTGTCGGTGTCCACTTCCACCACCAGCGCGTTTTCGTCACCGCTGGCGCACAGGGCAAAGTAAAGCGGATAGGCCGTGGTCAGGTAGACGTGCCCGGCGCGGCTGCGCGCGGTGTGTTCCCAATTGCTGCGCTTGTTGAACCGTCCACGGGGCACCAGGCCGCGGGCGCGAACAGCCCCCAGGTTCGCCGCGGCCGTCCCGTGGTACAGCTTCACGGGCTCACCCCCAGCACACCCAACGCCTTGTACACGGCCTCTGCCAGCACCGGGTCCAAGGCCAGCTTGACACGTGCCCTGGTCAGCAGCAGCGCGTGCCGGGCCTGGTTCATGGTGGCGCACGGGTCCGCCAGACCAGCACAGGCGTTGACGCATGAAGCAGCGCGCTCCAGCGCAGCCTGTTCTATCGGCTTCGTGTCGCCCGCGCAGCAGCCGCAGCCCTTTCCTGACCACGCCACCAGCAGGCCAGTGCGCTTGCGGCCCACCTTGGCCGTCAGGACATTCTTGCCGGACCCGTCCCTGTAGCCCATGCGCCACGGCTCACGCGGCCAGCTCATGCCAGCGGCCCCTGGCCCGCGGCCCGCGCGCGCCGCACGCCGTCCGCGCCCACCGGCACAAAGTCCTGGTCCCCCTGGTACGGCACGTCCGCCACCCCGTTTTCGTTGACCATGGTGCGCCAGTAGCCGAAGTACATGCCCTTGGTCCACCGCTTCCTGGTCACCCCCAGCCCTTCCTTGGGGAACAGGGTTTTGTGCGCGCCGCGGATGATTTCCTTGGCCGCTTCGCGCGTGCGCACGTCCGCGTGGCTGCGCGCCAGCGCCACCCCGTCCAAGCGCCCCCGTTCCCAGCTGGCGTCTTGGCTTCCGCAGGTCGCGCAGGACAACGACAGCGCGAAGATTTCCAGCGCGGGCATGGCCCCGTGCGTGTTGGAAGCCAGCGTGTGCCCGCATTCCAGGTACAGCAGCACACCGCCCCCGGTTTCCGGCCGCAGCAATTTCCTGACGCGCCGCATGGTTTCCATTATGTCCCCCCGCCGTACGTTCCCGTGTCGGACGCCAGGCGCGCTTCTGCCGCTGCGATTTCGGACGCGCTTGGGGCCGTGGCCCGCAGCACCCGCGCAGCCACGACGCGCGCCAAGGCAGCTTCGCTGCGCCGCGCCGACTTCAGCCTGGTTTGCAGGCCGCGCACCTTGGTTTCCAGGCGCTTTATCCGCGCGCGGACCTGGGCCAATCTGTTTTCGGCCGTGGACCGCGCGGCCTTCGTCGCCGCGGCGCGTTCGGCTTCCCGCTGCAACCGCGCTGACACCTTCTGCGCCCTGGCCACCTGCGCAACGGCGGTCTGCTGGACCTGCGCGGTGGCTTCCGCCCACGCCTTTTCCAGCGGGTTGCCCGGCACGTCCGGCTTGGTGAAGGCCGCCAGCCTGCACATGGCCGACCGCCAGGGCTGCCCGTGGTGCCCGTCGTAACCGTGCTCGTAGGCGTACTGGTGGGCCAGTTCGTGCGTTATCACGCCCACGGACACGGTGCATTTGGGGATGGGCAGCAGGATATGGCGCGCGCGCGGGAAGCACTTGCCGCAGCCGTTGCGGCGCAGGGTCAGTTCCACGTTGTAGACGGGCACCCCCAGGGCCCGCCCCAAGGCGTGCGTCAGCGCCACCCGCAGGTGGGGCGGCACCAGCAGCGCGTAGTGCTTCGGGAAGGTTCGTTCTTCCCAGGCGTTTATGGATTCACGCATGGCGGATGCCCCAGTCCGCGGCGGCCTTCAGGGGCGTTCCGGTGCCCCCGTATTCTGGCCGGACCCGCCCCGTGGTGTCGTACTTCCATGGGAACAGCTGGTGCAGCAGGCGCACGGTGTCCGACCACATGCCGCCGTGGCTGGGGTGGGCCCACGCCTGAAGGCGGTCCTTCATGTTGCCGAAGCCGCGGCGCACCAGGCGGCGCGTTTCTATCCTTTCCGCGGCCTTGCAGTCCTCCAGGCTGTCGCCCGTGTGCCGCCCGTCGGTGCTGGTCAGCCACGCGACGATTTCGGGCACCGTGCAGCCCGCCCGTCGCAGCTCTTCCTCCACGATGGCGTCCAGCCAGTTCCGGCGGCAGCGGTGCCCCACGTAGCCCATGACCGGGGCCGCCCCCCGCGCCGCGTAGGCTATGAATCCCGGGTCATTGGCCACCCAGTCCGAAAGCCCGCCCTGGTACTGCGCCGCCACCTTCGCCGCCCGTGTCGTTGCCATTTCAGGACCCCGCCAGCTCGGCCTTCACCGTCCAGCGCAGGCCGCCCATGCTGAAGGTGTCCGTGAAGGCCCCACGCTTGGCGATGGCCGCCCGCACGTCCGCCTTGTAGTACCGCATGTCCACCGTCCCCTGCGCCGCCTTTTCCTTTACCTCGCCAGTGCTCGCCATGTTCACGCCCCCCTGCGCGGGCCGTTGGTCCGCGCGCCGTCCACCGGCCCACCGAAGTCCGTATGGTCCGGGTCAAAGTCCGCCGCCAGCTTGCGCAGCACGTCCGTGCCCAGGTCTAGCCCACCGCCCACCTCCATGAGCATGGCCCGGGTGTCCCGGTGCGCCACGGGCTTGGGAAGCACCCCCTTGGGCTGGACCGTCACAGGCCCCAGCTTGCGCACCGGCTGGGACAGGAAGGCCATGCACGCGGCCCGGTGGGTCCGCGCGCCCACCAGCACGTGCAGGTACAGGGTTTTGTCCGCGAAGTGCAGCTCGTAGTAGGCCGCCCACACCCGGTAAGGGCTGGACGCCAGCCGGGACACCAGGCCCCGACGGTCCAGCTTGGCCACGGAAGCCGCCGCCAGCTGCGCGGCCAACGCCCCGCGCTTGCGCGTCATGTCGCCACCCCCAGCAGCGCAGGCAGCCGCAGCTTGGCGCAGGCCCGGCACGCCTTGGTGCCGTCAGGCAGCAGGTACTCGGCGGCAGCCAGCTGGCAGCACGGCCCGCCCAGGCCCTCGCCCGGCCGCAATGGCCGCGCGTGGGTCGCCAGCAGGCCGTTAAGGTAGGCCCGTCCGCTGGTCAGGAAGCCCGGCTCGTCGAAGCCCGCGGCGGCCACTAGAAGCCACCCAGGCCGGGCCCGTCGAATATGCTGATGACGCGGAGGCTGTCGGCAAGGGCCGCGCCGCTGGCGCTGGCCAAGGCGGGCAGCAGGCCGGTGTCCAGGCCGCCGTCCTTGTTGGCGCGCAGGTCAGCCATGCGCTGCGCGGCGGCGTCCTGCGTGTGGAAGGCGAACATATCGCCAGCCGGGTAGAAGGTCCCGGCGTCCTTGTGCCCGCGCAGGCCGTGGCTGCCGAAGTCGGACACCACCTTGAAAAGCTCGTACACGGGACCTCTGGCGGTCGTCCGCACCACCTTCAGTCCCCCCTGCCTGGTCGTCTTGTCCATTTTTCCCCCGCCGGTCCTTGACGCGGCTGTACTAGGAGTATAAGCGTATTACTGGTAACTGTCAAGGCCCAGGACGTTGGGTCGGTAGACCTACTTCCCTTCCGACAGGCGAACTTCTGCGTGCAGCGCAGCGTCCATAAGCACCGCCACCCGTTCCCCGTCGGCACCGTCTAAGCCGTTCTCGTTGGTCACGGCCACCAGGATGGCGGCCTGCCCCTTTTCCAACGCCAAGTCCTTGCACGCCAGCATAAGCTGGTAGCGCGTTGACTTCTGCCGTTCTTCCCGCAGCAACATTTCCACGTGGTTTTTTGCGCGGCGTTGCAGGTCGGATTCATGGCGCGCGGCTGCGGCGACGACACCGGCGGCCTGCGTTTCTGCCATGAAACGCTGATTGGATTTTTCCACGTCAACCATTCTTTCCGTGGCGACCTTCAGGGAAAGTTCGTACTGCGCCACAACCTGCGTCAGCCGGGCGATTTCCGAACGCATGGCTTCGGAATTCGCCAGGTGGTACGCAATGGCTTTGCGTGCCGCGCGCAGCTTCCCGGTCGTCGTTAATTCCTTCATCACGCCCCCTTGAAAAGTTCCAGCTGCGCCTGGTCCAACTGCCTGCTGGTCCAATACATAAGCGGCAGGAACACCTGCGGCCCGTGCCCGAAATCGGCGCGCTGCCCCTTGTCCTGCCAGTCGGTCATGGTGCTGGTGTACACCGTCTTGCTTTCCGTTTCCAGATATTCCACCGTCGCGCAGCCGCGTTCAGACAGCACGCGCAGCGCGGTGGCGTCCATGCCCCATGCGCGCAGCTTCCAAAGGAAGTGCTTGGATTTAGCCACACGCTTGCGCAGCACGGCGTCACCGAAAGTGCCTATGTGCTTCGGACCCTGTGGGGTTTTCACCGTCACTGTCAACGTCCTACTCATGTGCCACCAGCCCCGCCAAGCCGCGCGGCAGCAGCCCGCAGGTTGGCCATGGCCGCTGCCAGCAACGGCGGCGCGGCACCGTCCGACTGAAGCGCGCTGGCTTCCTTTAATAGGTTTTCTGCCGCGTCCACAACGCCGTCCGCAATCGTCTGCACGTCCTGCATGACGACTTGCCCATCTTCCGTCCGTTCGATTATTCGCATGGCGCGCCAAAGCCGACCGCTGGAAATCATGCGGAACAGCGTGCCAGCGTACTTCACCCCGTCCACCATCAGCACGTCCCGCAGCGGGTTGTATTCGACAGCAAGCGGCAGCGTCCGACCGTCAGCCTGGTTCTGGCTCACTTCCCGTCCTCCCAGTTCGCAATGATAGCTGCCACGTCAGCGGTCAGCGGCACGTCAAATATGTTCAGCTGGCCGCGCACTGGCACAGGGACAATCGGCTGCACCAGGCCAAGCACCCAGGCGAACCGGCCGGGGCTGCACGGGCACATGGCTGCGGCCACGTCCGCTTCGGTCATTGGCCGAACGTCCAGCAGTTCCACCAGGCAGATAGACTTGCCGGTGACATACACGTGGTCCGCGGTCACGTCGTCAAGCAGCGCCGCTTCGTTGTCAACGGACTTGGACGCAACCAGCAGCAGCGGCCCGCGGTGCTTGGTAGTCCACGTGCGCGTTTCAATCGTCTTGCGTCCGTCGCGCACCCAGTTCAGCCACGGCTGCTTAAGCGACAGGGCCTTGATAGTCTTGGTCATTCAATCCCCCGCACGAACACCAGCAGGTATTCGTGAATGCGCACCAACCGCTTGTCCCCTTTTTCAAACTGGCCCACCCGCTGAATGGCCCCGTTGTTGCGCTGGTGCAAAATCACTTCTTCCTTGAACCTGAATCCGGCTTCCTGGTGCAGCCGCGCAAGGTCGTGGTGCATGGCTAGGATTTCCCCGGCGTCATTGCGGTGCAGCCCAACCACCCAGCAGCTAAACGCCCCTGGCCGCAGCACGCGCGCGGATTCTTCCACCACGTCCTTCAGACCAGCCACGAATTCGGCATAGGTGTGGGCCATGCTCAAATCGTTGGGGCCGCCGTCGTACGTTTCCAGGTCGTAATAGGGCGGGCAGGTCAGCAGGAAATCAGCGAAGCCGCCTTCAAGGTCCTTGGTGGCAGTGCGGCTGTCGCCGCAAATGATTCCCACCTGCTTGTCCACCCCGAGCGCCTTGCACCGCTGTTCCACCGCGTCAACTTCGGCCTGGCGGATTTCAACGCCCATGTACTTCATGCCGTGCTTGGCGGCCATGATTGCCCTGGTGCCGCCCCCGGCGAACGGGTCATAGCAGATGGCGTCCTTGGTGCGCGGCGCATACAGGTTCAGAATCCAGGCGGCCACGGCCGGGTTGAAGATTGATTCCGTTATTTTCCCGCCGTACACGCTGGCGTCGTCCGTCGCTTCGCGCAGGCACCCGGCGCGCGCGCTGCCGCGGGACTTGGACTGGTAGCCCAGCTTGCCGGTCCCGGCGCGGCTGCTGCAAATGTCCCCAATGGCGTCCTTCATCTTGCGCACGGTCGGGTCCGATAGGTCGCAATCCCACACCGTCACCGGCCAGGTGCCGTATCGTTCCTTCGCGCTCTTGAAGTCGTCTATTGGTTCACCGAACAGGTCCACGTTCTGGCCGTCCGCGCTGGCCGGTCCAGGCACGGCGTCAGGCTGCGCTGCCAGCGCATCTTCAGGCATGGCACCCTGGCCGTCGTGGCCGCTAGTCAGCACGCGCCGCCTCCCGCCGGTCGGCCTGCCATTGCGACAAGCAGGCCGGGCCGCACAGCGTCGTCCCTGGCTGCGCTGGCTGTGCGCAGTGAATGCACTTCATGGCCGGGTATTCGTCCCAGGTCCGTCCTTCCAGCACACGGCCGGTGGCCTTCTTGTTCGCGTGGAACATAAGCGTGTCGTCCGCCTGTCCTTCGGTCCAGTCAGCCCGCCTGTCCGCTTCCAGGTTCTTTATCAGGATGGGCTTGTCCCCGTTCTCATTCTGATTGAACAGCGCCAGGGACGTGTAGGGCGCGCCGTTCGGAACCTCCGGCGTCCAGGCCCCCCACTGCTTGAAGAAATAGGCCACCCCAGCGTCCTGGCATTGGTCGCGCAGCAGCTTCGCCCAGGCCGGGTGCATGGGTCGTGACCCGGGCCCGGATTCCCCGCCAGCCACTACCCAGTGCAGAAGGCCGCTGCGCGGCACGCCGCCAAGCCCAAGTGTCTTGGGGCCCCACAGCCACGGCGACAGGTCCACCGGGCCCAGCAGCGGTTCTGCGGACACCCAGCGCACCTGGGCCTTGGTCTGCGTCAGCAGGGCAATCCGTCGCACCGCGTTGTCCTGGTCCTCCGCCGACACCCCAACCCACACGTTCTGCGGCGGCCACCCGCCCCCGGCTTCCACGTTGGCGTAGGCGGCTTCCTGTGCTTCGCCGTCATAGCCCAGCGCGGCCACGCCGTCGCTGCACACCGCGCCCCGGCGGCCTTCCGCGTTGAAGTATTCCGGCAGGCGTTCGGCCCGCTTGGTCAAGATTTGGAACACGTGCTGGGGGGCCAAGGCCGCCGCCGCAAAGACTTTGTCCAGGTAATCGTCCGGCACGTCCTTGTGGAAAAGGTCTGCCATGCTGCAAACGAAAATCTTGCGCGGGCGCGTCCACCTGATAGGCTGGTCCAGTTCCCCCGGGGACAGGCGCACTTCCCCGGTCCACCGTGGACCGTCCTTGGTCATGGCCGCCAGCCCCCGGTAGGCGTCGGTGTGCGCCAGCCGCGTGGCGGCCATGCGTTCGGCATAGCAGTTCACGCACCCAGGGCTTACGCGCACGCAGCCGCGCACCGGCATCCAGCTTGCGTCCGTCCATTCGATGCTGGATTGGTCACCCATTGCTGCCCCCAGGCCGCCCGGAACCTGGCAGCACAGCCCTGCAAGCGTGGTCAAATTCCCCAGGCCCGAACGGCGCGGCCTGGTCCGGCATGGCGTCAAGCACTGGTTTCAGAACCTTGGCGGTCAACCCGCAGCCGATGCACAGCACGGTCATGCTGCCGTCCCGATTTATCCAGCTGGCAACCGCATTCACGTCGCCTGCCACGCCGCGCGCCTGTCCGGTTCCCCGGTCAGGTCCAGCAGCTTGCACAGCCCGTTCAATCGGGACGTTATGCGGTCGTCGCCCAGCTTCTTGGCCAGGTCGTTTAGGCCCAGGTTGCTGGTCAGGATTAGGCCGTTTCGTTCGGCAAGGCAGCGGCCCTCGATGATTTCGTAAAAGACCTGGTGGGTGAATTGGCTGTCCCGTTCCACGCCCAGGTCGTCCAGCACCAGCACGCGGCAGCGCGCATACTTGCCTATCGTGTCGGCTTCGGTGCTGGTCCCCGGCCGCCCGTTCGGCCGCGCTTCGCGGGTCACTTCGGTGGGCTTGCGCACCAGCGGGCGCAGCTTTGGCCAGAACAGGCGGGCGACGGCAACGGCCAGGTGGGACTTCCCTGTGCCGGTCGGGCCAAGCAGGTAGAAGTTGTCCTTGGCCGGGTCGAAGGCGCGCAGCGCGTCAACCACCGCGCGGTTCGTCGCCGTCACCAGGTACTTGTCCAGCGTGAAGGAATTGTACGGACGTTGCCCGCCAAGGTCGGCCATGTGCTGCCGCTGCGCGGCCAGTTCCTTGTCCTTATCTTCGGCGCACTTTTCGCACACGCCGACCCGCAACGGGTAGCCGCACGCTCCGCATTCCACCGCCACCGCGTCCGGCTGCGCCGTCAGCGCATCTTCCGGGAGGCAGTCCCCAGCGGCCTTCAGGTCCCCGGTTTCACTTGGCATACTTGCCCGCCACCGGGGCTGCTGACCCAACGGGACCATTTACCGATTCCTTCCCCTCGTCCTGCATCCGCAGCAATAGCTGCGAATACTTGGCGCGGAACTTGCCCATGCTGAGGATATTGCTGCGCCAGAAGGTTGACCGCTGGCACCATTCCAGAACCGCGGTTGCTTCCTTCGCGCCGCGGCCGTCCGTCGTCAGCAGCTTTTCGGCATCCTGCTGCCATGCCGCCGGTTTGCCAGGCACGCGCGCATTGGGGTCGTTCTTCAGCATGAGCCCAACCAGGCGGTCCACTAGGTCTATCGCTGGCTGCGAAGCCTTGCGCCCGGCCGCGGCGCGTTCTTCTTTGGCTGCCTTCATGGCTTTGTGGCGCGCCCAGCGCGTATTGGCCGCCACCTTCGCGCGCTCGTGGTAGGTCGTGACGTGGCCCCGATGTCCGCCCCAGTCGTGCAGGTAGAAGCCGTCCTCGTTGCGGTCAATGAACAGCCCCAGCATGGCGTTGAAGCACGCCCCCGGTTCCCCCCACCAATCCACCAGCGATTCCACCTCGCTGGGGTCCATGTCCAGGTTCCCCAGCTTTCCATGCTGTGGTTTGAACTCGGCCGCCCAGCACCAAAGCCGGACGGGTATGGCGTCGGCACCGTTTCCAAGACGTTGAATCAGGGTGATTGTTTTGGGGTGGCGTGGGTACCCGACTTCCACGGTTATTCTGTCTTGCCACATGAACTCCTCCGTTGCTGCGTCCAAGGCGGCAGCCTTGCTGCCACCGCACGTCCGCGGTCCACTGGCGGCCAGGCCGCCGAAAGACCGCGGCTATCCCTGCTGCGCGTCCGCGGCTTCCGCCGTTTCCTGCTGGTCCAGAACCTTGAACGTCGTGCGCCACTGCGGCTTGCCCTTCACCAGCACTTCCTTGGATTCCACCACCCACTTCCCGCCCAAAATCTTCCGCGTCGTCCCGCGGTATTTTTCCTTCAGCGCCTTGTCCAGTTCCTCGTATTCGTCGGCGGGCGCGGAAAGCTGCGCGCGGCGGTCAAGCGCAACCACCGTGGCCGGGTCGTCCACCAGCTGCGTTTCCGCGCGCACCACGTCCGGCAGGCAAATATGCAGGAAGCTGCACCCGCCGCACAGGTCCTCGTCGTAAGGAATCCGGTCTGGCAATTCCTTGGCCTCCACGTACCGCTTCACCAGGTCCAGCTGGTCCAGCACGGATTCGGCCAGCGCGTAGTTCAGCGTGACCGTGACCAGCTTCCAATGGCCCATGCAGTCCGTGTACAGCAGCAGCCCCGCTTCCTCGTTGTGCCCGAACAGGTACAGGCTGAACTGCTTAAGGTGGGAGGATATGTAGCGGTCTGCGGAAATGAACGCCAGCGCGTCGGCGTTGGACATTCTTTCCAGCTTGGCGAAAATCCGCGGGTGGCAGGACTTCACTTCAAAAGGGATTCGGTGCCCCATGTAGCGCAGCTTCCCGTCAATCCGGCCGGACACCCGGTAGGCGGCCGTCATGTCGGTGGGCAGCGTGGCCTGCCCTTCCACAACGTCGAAGCCCAGTTCGTTCAGTTCGCGCAGGATAATCCTTTCCTGGTCGTTGCCAGCCTTGAACCGCGCCGCTAGGCGTATGTCGTGCAGCTTCCGGTCCTCCCAGTTCAGGATGCTGTAGACGTTTTGGCGGTTGCAGGCGGACACCTGGCTGGCCCAGCTGTTCTGCTTGGGGCGATTGGTGATTGTCGCCAGCAGCATGGCGTTGCGCTTGGTTTCGATTTCAGCCGCCAACGCCGCCACCACGGAAAGCGCCGTGGTGGCGGGGTCGGCTTCTGTTGCCGCGCCTGGCTGCGCGGCTGCGTCGGTCACGCTTCGGTCCCCGGCAGCGTGCCCTGGGCCGGGGCCCCCGCGGGCTTGTCCGGCGCGGCCTTCAGCGACTTGACCTCGCTGCCGTACTGGTTCACGATGAAGCTGATAAGGACTTTCTGGCCGGTGCCCTTCACGTCCTTGGCCGCCTGCGCGAAGTCCTTATCGAACGTGTTGTAGACGGTGCCGCCCATGGTCCTGATGAAGAACTTGGTCCATGGCTTCGTGGGCGTTCCGCCCGTCTTGTTCGTCACGTCCACCACCACTTCGGTGGCTTCCATGGTCCCCGCGCTGCCGCCGCCGGACCCCGCCGCGGCCCCGGCAGCCGCGGCCTGCGTGCCGCCGTGGTCGGCCTTGTTGGCGAAGGTGTGGCCCTTGATTACGTCCGCGGGCAGGCCCATCTTGATGGCGTCCTGCATGGGCAGACGCCGAATGCCCAGCATGACCTTGACGCCTTCCTTCATGGCGTTGCGGCGGGCGGCCGTGCGGATGTCCGTTTCGCGCACGTCCTTTAGGTCTTTCCAGGTCCCATGGCTGAACCCAAAGAACTTGTCCCGGCTGCCGCAGCGGCCTTCGATGCCTTCGATGGTGCGGCCCTGGAAGTGGACGTTGCAGCGGTACCACCAATCGAACTTGGCCCCGTAGTCGTCGCTGCCCAGCACCTTTTCGCTGGACCAGCCAGTGAAGGAAATCCCCAGCACGGCGGCGATACGGTCGGCCCCGGCGCTGCCCATTTCGAGGTAGGCGTCCCCGCCTTCCTGCGCGAACTTCACCCAGTCGCCGGGCAGCGCGCGCTTCAGCACGAACGCGCGCAGCGTGTCCAGCGCCTTGCCCAGCACTTCGCTGCGTTCGGCTAGGTGAATCAGCGCGTTGATGCGGTCCTCGTTGAACGTCATGGGTGCCTTGTCCGTGGGCACCGTTTCCAATTGCTGTTCCGGCGCTGTCTCTAGTTCTTCGCCCATTGTCGGGTTCTCCTTTGGTTGGTCAGGGGTGGCAAAAAAACGGTACGCGCCCGCTTATGGTCACGCGGGCGCGCCGGTCCTGTGGTGGCGCTGCTGGACTGCGGCACTGGTTCCTTGGTCTAGGCGACCTTCTGGACCAGCAGCGGGCAGTCGGGGCAGCGGTTGCGCAGGACGATGCGGGCCATGTTGTCCGGGTCGGTGCCGCCGCACCACTTGCGGATGGTGTCCACGCTTATGCCGGTGTCGCGGGCGAAGGAATCCTGCGTCCAGCCCTTGCCGTTCAGCCAGTCCAGAAATTCCTTCCCGCGCTTGCGCTGCGCCGTTGTGTACTCGTGCTTCGCCGTCTTTGCCATCGCCAGTCCTCCGTCCTTTGTGTTGTCCCGCTGCACCCATGGTACAGCAGGTTACTAGCCCAAGTCAAGCCGCCGTCAGGCCGTCCCAACCGGCTGAATAAACACGCTGCGGCAGGTGCGACATTCCGCGCCCAGCAGCCCGGCGTGCGTCAGCCCGGACATGGCCACCTTGCACCGGGGGCACAGCAGTTCCCGTGCGCAAGCCGCCGCGCGCAGCGTCATGGACCGCACCGGCGCGCCGAAGTACGCGCGCCAGTCCTTCCGTACCACGTCGAACACCGCGCCAATAGCGTCCATTCCAGCTTCCCCCCGGCGGACCTTGCCCGCCACACACCCACAGTTTAGCCTTCTACCAGTAAAGCGCAAGGCCCACAAGGACCCATGCGGCCCGGGTCTTTAGACCCACCCGGGGCATGGCTCGCCCGGCCCACGGCCCTGCAAATGCTTGCGCCACATGGTCAGTCCGCACGCGCGGCAGGTGGCCTGCCACGTCAAGCGGTGGCAGCCATAGCGGGAGTCCCACACCCTAGCGTAGCGCCAGCTGTGCCGCCGCTGGCGTGGCGGCTGCGCGCCGCCGTCGTCGGTCACCACTTCGTAGCCTTCGCCACCGCCACCAGCTTGGCCTTCAGCACCTTTTCCTGGGCCCGCCAGGCGGCGTACAGCTTCATGTCCATGGTGTCCTCGATTGCCCCGCGCACCAGTTGCGCCAGCACATCCGGCGGCAGCGCGTCCACCTCGTAGCTGCTGCCGCCGTGCTTCGCAACGAATCCTGCGGCGCGGCTGTCCGTCAGCTTGGCCGGATTGGGCGGCAGCCCGTAACGCGCCACCTGGTCGGGGTTCAGCGCCAGCTTGCGCACGTCCACTTCCTGCCCGAACATGGCCAGACGGTCGCGCACGTCGCGCACCATGTCCTGCCCGGACGGGTCGAAGTCCCCCAGGTACAGCAGGATGTTTTTCTTGCCGTCGTCCGCGGAGCGCGCCCACCGCTGCGCCGCTTCGTACATGGCCGATTGGCTGCTGTAGCCGCGGTTCACCATCAAGGTGACGTGCAGCGCGTTCGTGATAGGTTCCAGCACGCTGGTCAGCGCGTCCTTTTCGCACCACAGTTCCACGCAGCATTCCTGGTCAGACCAGCGCGGCAGGCGGAAGGACGACACGGCAGATTCCACCAGGTCGGGGATGTCGGCCCATTCGGCGTGCTTGTCCGGCTGCCGGATGCGGTCCTCGATGGCCCCCCAGTCCACCAACCCGGCCAGCCGCGCCCGCGACAGCAGCTCGCCAAGGTTCTTGTATTCGCGCTGCTTGTTGGCGATGAAGTTTTTGGATACCAGCTGGTAGAAAAGCTGGCGCAGCGTAATGCGCAGGTCCATGCCCGCGTACTGGGCCAGCACGTCCAGCACCTTTTCCAGACGGTCCTGCGAACCGTCGCTGGGGTCCCAATCCTTGAAGTGTTCCTTTGCCACGCGCCCCCCTAAAATTCCACCCCGTTTTCCAACCCGCACGGCCGGTGCCACGGAAGTTCACCCCGCCTGTCCATTGGCTTGCCGCACAGCGTACAGTCCGGCTTCACCGCCGCCGGTGGTTCAGGCGCGCGCATGGCTGCCAGCACGGCTTCCCGGCCGCGCCGCAGCCTGTTCGCGCTCAGCCGCCGCCGCTGCCGTTTCCCCATCAGCTTACCCGCCCACACCGCCTGCACCTGACCCACCAGTGGTCAGGGTCCGGCTGCTCGATAAAGTAGCGGCTGCACCCGCGCCACCAGCACACCAGCCTGGCCAGCCAGGACACCTCGGGCTTGGCGGTCACGCCCCGCCCCCGTCCGGCACCACCCGCCTGGCCGCGCCCAGCAGCGCCGTGGCCTCGTCGTCCGTCAGCCAGCGCGTAGGCACGCACCCCCATGGGCACGCCATGGCGCGCACCAGGCCCCATAGGCGGCACAGCATGGGCCGGATGGCGTACACGGTGCAGCGCCCGGTGCCCTTATCCAGCAGTGGGCAGGTCAGGGCCTTTTCCGCCCCCAGCACCGCCAGCGTCACGGCCGCCACCACGCCCGGCCACCGCGGCACGTAGCCCAGCCGCTTGGTCAGCCGCGCGAGTTCGGCCTGGCCCATGGCAATGGGGCCGCAGGACTGTTGACACTTGCCCTGGCAGTCCAGCCGCGGCAGCTTGCTGTACAGGCGGTCCAGCGCGTCCGTGGCTGCGCTCATGGTGCCGTCCCGTTGGTGGCCGCGCGCAGCTTGGATTCCGCCCTGCTGTATACTTCGTTCGCGGCCTTCTGTTCTGCCGTCGGCGGGTGGCCTTCGTTGTTCAACTGGTAGTAATCCCCGTCCATGTAGCCATTGCCAGCAACGCCCAGCAGCTCGCGCGCTTCGGTCACGGTCAGCACCACCTTGACAAGCCGCTTTCCGTGGTTCGTATTAGGGATAGGCAGCACCGGGACCAGCGCGCGGCGTACCTGCAAAGGAATCATGGCCCAGCGCGTGCCGGACCAGGTTGTTGACTGACCGGCCCGGTCCAGCCAGACGTAATGCTCGGTTCTGCTGGTCCCGTCCCACCCGGGCCCGTATGTCCTGGTGCGCGGCTTCATGCCAGCGGCCCGTCCTTCGCGGTGTCCCAGGGCCGAAGTCTGCGCAGCGACAGGCACCCGGCCCAGGACCCGGGCGCGCCTCCCGGCAGGCGAATAAACAACTCCGCGCGCAGCCTGCCGCTGTCGTCCGCCACCAGCCCGTACACCAGCAACGGCACCAGGGTGTCCCCTGCCCGCGCCGCCCTGCGCACCACGTCACCCGCCTTGAGCGCCATGTCGTCCCCCTGGGCCTGCCCGGCTGGACGCCCGCCCCCCGTCGCAGGCGTCCGGCTGTGCAGGCGGGGCCCCGTTCTAGGGGCCCCGCCGCCAGCCCGGCTACTTGGCCGCCGCGTTCAGCGCGGCGTGCGCATACTTGTTGCCGCCGCGCAGCAGGTCCCCGGCCAGGGACTCCAGCGTGTCCGCGGTGTTCGGGTCCTGCGTGTCCTGCGCGTGGCGGGACACGGCCTGGGCGAGCCCGAAGCGGGACTGGTCGTAATCCCGCAGGAAGTGCTCCAGGATGGCGTCCTTGGCGTTGTCGGACAGCCCGGCCGCCTTGACCACGTTCTGCACCGCCGCCGTGGGGGCCTGCACCGCGTCCCCCTGCGCCTTGCGGGCCGCGGCCACGATGCGGCCGAAGGCGTCCTTGTTGAAGGCCGCCACCACCGCGTCCCGGGCCTTGGCGAGGATGACCTTGGACTCCAGGCCCATGGTCTGCGCGCTGAAGATGCCGGTGTCCAGGCGTTCGCCCAGGTGGACCCGCGCCACCACGTCCTCGACGGTGGCCAGGTTGAAGCAAATGCCCATCATGATGCCGATGCGGACGTTGAAGCCGCCGTTTCCGGTTTCGCTGTTGGACACCGTGACGACGGGGTACACCGTGCCGGGCCCGCCGGGCAGGTCGCCCTCGGACCTGGCGGACACGTGGCGCAGGTAGTCCTGGTTCCCCAGGCCGCCCGCGTACCAGCTGCCGCCCTGCTGGCGGCGCATTTCTACGGCGTCCCACACGTTGCGGCAGATGAGCTTCAGGCGCATGTGGGTTTCCGACAGGTTGGCTTCCAGCACCTCCGCGCCCACGGAACGCGCCGCTTCCAGGGTGGGAAAGGCGATGTCCAGGCTGTCCAGCACGCGGTAGCGGTCGGACATGGCGGCGCGCACGCTGCCGTCCAGGCAGCGGATGAACCGGCGGCTGGGGCCGTCGGCCATGAGCCCGTTCAGGAGGTCGGCGGCGCGGGCCGGGCGAAGTCCCGCCAGGTCCTTTAGGAAGCCGCCGGGGATTCCGGGGTTCTGCGCCTGGCCCAGCTGCTCCAAGGCGTTGGGCCGGATGCCCAGGCCCGCCTTCGGCAGCCATTCGCCCGTGCGCAGGTCCGCGGGGGCCAAGCGCAGGCTGCCGGGCTTCCCGACCGTGACAACCTTCTTGCCCTCCGTCACCGCGGGGACCGCGGCCACGGCGTCCACGCGCAGGCTGCGCGTGTCGGCCACGAAATCCACCTTGCTGGCCGCCTGCCGCTTCAGCTCGTCCACCAACTGCTGCAACGTGCCGCGGCCCGACCACGCGCTGTGCGACATCTCGCCCAGCGTTTCCAGCTTCTTCGCGTCGTCCATGTTCGCCCCCTTTCCGCTGGCCTTGCCCGCGGCGTTCGCTTCCATACCCGAAGTATAGCCTGTTACTGGTAATTGTCAAGGCCCAATTTCTGCGTAGGTCCTATGGACCGGCGGCCTGGGTCTTGACAATGGCTAGTAATCCGTCTATACTTTCCATGTAGGGCAGGCCCGGCAAGGTCGGGCCAGGGGGTCGGAAAGTGGACAAGATGAAGCTGGAAGCGGAAGGCAAGGCGGTGCTGGTTGCGCTGGCGGCGTACCTGAAGATTGACGCCGCGCTGCTTGAGTCGGCGCTGATGCGGGCGACGACGGACGAAAAGCCGCGCCTGGAAGCGGGGGCCGAAGTGGAGGAAGGGGGGGGCGGGTAGCCGCCGGTCCCCGCCCCTGGGCCGCGTGGCCCGGGGGCCGTCGGGGACGGCATAGGACCTTTTTGGGTCTTGACAATTACCAGTAACAGGCTATACTGAAGGTGTAGGCAAGCCGGGCAAGGCCCGGCCGGGGGGCGAAAATGGGCAGCGCAGCGAAGATGTCGGAACTTCTGGAAGCGGCGAACAAGAACTGGGACCTGGTGGTGTCCCACCTGCACTTCAACGGCGACAACCGCAAGACCCTGACGACGGCGCAGCACTGGGAAGTTTACTCCTTGGGCGACGGCTTCGGCCCGCTTACCCTGTCGGCGGCCTTAGAAATGGGCGGCGACTGGTCGCACGTCCGCGACAGCAGCCCGGGGGCCATCGAGGCCATGGCTTCCAAAATCCGCGAACTGGTGGCTGGCATGTCCACCTACACCGTGACGCTGCGCAACGGCAGCCAGGTCATTGCCACCCAGGCCGTCACCGGCAGCAGTTCGGCGTCGGCGGCGCTGAAGGCGGGGGACTGGGTGAAGGCCCGGGCGTTCGCGCTTCAGGACGCCATGCCCGAATGGAACGTGACGGCGGAAATCCGGCAGACCAAGCCGAAGGGCCGGGCGCAGTTGTTCGTGGTGCGCACCCGCGAATGGACGGTGCTGCCGTGACCCGGCGGACCAGGCTGGCCAGGCAGTCGTACACCACCGCGCAGCTGGCCCTGGACGGCTACCTGCGCGGGCAGTATCATGTGGACATGGCCAAGGACCCCGCGCGCGCCCTGTCCATTGCCGCGGCTGACCTGGCGTGCGTGGACGCGGCGGCTGCGCAGCTGCACGGGGGGCGGGCATGAACGGGCACCTGGCGGCGTACCTGGCGGACCTGAAGGCGGGCGGGCGTTCCCCGGCCACCCTGGACACCTACAGCAGGGCGCTGACGGCCTACCAGGCCCACCTGGCGGCCCATGGGAAGGCCGCCGAAACGGCCGCCCACTCGGACGTGGTGGGCTACCTGACCGTGCGCCAGGCGGCTGGGAAGGCCCCGGCCACGGTCGCCCTGGACGTCGCCGTGGCCACCGGGTACCACCGCTGGCTGCTGGCCCGCGGCCTGGCCGCTGTTGACCCAACGGTGGGCTTGTCCGTGCAGCAGCCGAAGCTGCCCCTGCCCAAGTCCCTGGACCAGTCGGACATGGACCGCCTGCTGGGCCAGTCCTTTGGGACCCGCTTCATTGAACTGCGGAACAAGGCCCTGCTGCTGGTCCTTTACGTGGCCGGGCTGCGGGCGTCAGAACTTTGCGGCCTGCTGGTGGTGAACGTGGACCTGGACCACAGCACGGTGCTGGTCAAGGGGAAGGGTGGGAAGGAACGCCTGCTGCCGGTCGGGCCGCGTGCCGTGGCCGCCCTGCGGGCCTACATGGCCGCGCGGGCCGCGCGCTACCCGGCCGCCGAAGCCCTCATGCTGTCGCCCAGGGGCAAGCCCCTGGACCGGGCGGCGGTGTGGTGGGTGCTGCGCCAGCTTGCGCAGCGCGCCGGGCTGTCCGCGCCGGTCCACCCGCACCAGCTGCGCCACAGCGCCGCCACCCACATGCTGGAAGGCGGGGCCGACATTCGGACGATTCAGGGCTACCTGGGCCACGCCAGCATCACCACCACCCAGCGTTACACCAGGGTTTCCGTCACCCACCTGGCGGCGGCCTGCGCCGCTGCGCACCCGGGCTTCCGGGCCTAGCGGGTTGCGGGCAGCACCCCGTCTGCGGCGAGGAATCCGCAGGCAGGGCCGCTGCCCGCAGTGGACCCCGGCACCCAGGGCCTGGAGGGTGTTTCGGGTGCGGGGGCCCACTGCGGGCCCCGCCCGTTGACCGGGCGGGACGCGCGCACGTCTTGCAGCGACTACCGCGCCCGGTCGGACTTGGTGTGCTTCTTGCGCTGGTCCCGGCTGCTGCTGCCTTTCCAGGTCTGGATGTCCCTGAACTTGCCGGACTTGTCCCGCTTGGCCAGCAGCTTCTTGCCGCTGCTGCTGCGGTGCGTCGTGCGCCTGGCTTTCTTCATGGCGTCCCCCAGTTGTTGTGACTGCCCGGCCAGTGGCCGGGGTCCTACACGTCGCCGGGCGCGCCTGACGCACCGGGCTGCGGCGCGGCGGCTGCGGCTTCCACCTTGGCCTTTTCCTTCCCCATGTCCGCAACGCCCTGGGACCCCAGGTAAAGCCCGGCGAGGTAGAGGATGTTCTTCTGTTCTTCCTGGCTGAACCCGCCGTAATGCGCCAGGCCCAGGCCAAGCAGGCCAAGAATGAAGCCCTTTGCCTTCTTGGACTCCAGGAATTCCTTGATGTTCATGCGCCCCCCCCTAAGTCGTTCCCGGCGCGGCCGGGTTGCCGGGCTGGGTCCGCTTGGCGGCGTCCCAGTCCACGGTGATGCACAGGCGGCCCTGCTTGAAGGTGTCCGCCAGCTTCAGGCCAGCGTCACGCAGCCCGTCCAGGCTGCCACACAGGCGCGTGACCAGCCCTTGCGCGGCCGTCAGCGTGGCCGCGTCAGCGCCTACGCTGATATGGTCGGGGACAAGGCCCATGTCAGTAGGCCGCGCCCCACAGGCGTTCCAGGGGGATGCGGACCTTGCCGCCCACGGCGTAGACCCACGGGCTTTGGCCTTGCGGAGTGCCGAACACCCGGTACCCGCCGGACGCTTCGACGGACACCCAGTTGGAAAGCGCGGTGAGCCACTTCAGGCGGTGGGCCTGGTCGGGCAGCAGCAGTTCCGCGCCGCGCTGCACCACTTCCCCGGCCTTCCCGGTGTTGACCCCGAAGGCCGCGCCCAGGCTGCCCTTACCCTGCTCGCTGGCGTTGTAAAGGTGCTGCCCGGACAGGTAGAAAATCGGCTGCTTTTCGTCCTCGCGGTGCAGCCACAGCATGTCCACCCCGACGCCGGACAACCACTGCCCGCGTTGCAGGTCGCGCGCGCCCACGGCGTCCGTGCGCAAGACCAGCGGCAGGCCCACGTGGTAGTCCCGCGGGGACCAGGCGAGCGCAGGACCGGCCAAGGCCGCCAGCAGCGCCACGGTCACGGACGCCAACGACAGCACGCGCCGCTGGTCCAGCCACGGGAAAGCGACACGGCGGCCGTTCAGCGCCGCCAAGGTCAACAGCAGCGTGGCGGCCAGCACCGCCCACCCTCCGCCGGTCACCAGCCCAGCGAACGCCACCAGCACCAGCCCCAAGCCCATGCACAAGTTCATCGTTTCGTCCCCCCCTTTCCGCCCTTGTTCCTGCCCTTCACGGCGTCCGGCCGCTGGTCGCGCGGCGGGCCGCCGAAACGAAAGCGCAGCAGCGTCACATGGAAGCCCTTGCCGGACAACAGCCCCCACGCCTTCGCCCACAAGCTCACGCCCACCCCGGAAACGCCATGCGTTCCAGCAGCCTGTAGCTGTCCCGCTGATTGTACGTCATAAGTTCCCCGCATTTCACCAGCGGCCTGAACGGGAACCCAAGGGACAGGTGGAACCAAAAGTACGGCCCCTTGTCGTCTGACTTTTCCTCGAAAATAAACTGGCCGAACATGGACCCGCTGGACCGCAGCCAGTTCGCGCACAGCTGGTACCTGGACCACATGGCCGCCCTGTCCCGCCGCAGGTCGCCCGGCACCCAGTCGGCAGCTTCGCCCTTGCAGTGCTGGCTGGTCTGGCTGCCACCAACCGCCCGGTTCAGCACGTCGCTGCGGTAGCCGTTTGAAACTGACACCGGCGCGTTGACGACGGGGCGCAACGGTTCCAGCAGGGTGACGCACAGAAGCGACAGCTTGGGCACCACCAGCAGGCCGCCTTCGCGGTTCGCAGCCAGCAATCCAGCGCGCACCGTCGTCGTCAATTCGTAGAACTTTAAATGCTTGGACAGATTGAAGTCCGTCACGTGCTTTCTTCCCCCGGCTTCCGCGGGGCCGTCTTGTCACCTTCGGATTCGTAGGACAGGCTGCCTATGTACGCAAGGCCGCCAGCTTCCATGCCCGCCACGAATTCGTCCACCTGCGCGTGTAGCTGGGCGGCCAGGTCGCCCTTTTGCACCACCAAGAAATCGGGGCGGACACAGAAAAACCTGTCCTCCTCGCGGTCGTAAATCTTCAGCCATTGCGCCAGCCGCGCCGGGCGCTTGCCACGCAGCACCACGGCGGCAACGGCCACCGTCACCTTGCCGTCGCTGTGCCCGTTCCCGTTAGCGGCCACGGGACACCGCCGACGGCGCGCTGAACTTCAAGGTTTCCCCGAAAGCATTTTCGCAGCGGCCATGATTGCCGCAACCAGGCCGACGGTGGCAAGCAGCCAGGTCCAGTGCTGGCCAACGTGTTCCCGAACGCGGTCCCCCAAGGTCTTAATGGCCCCGGCGTGCTGGTCCAGCTTCGTGGCGTGCTCGGCGTCTTTGGCCGCCACGGCGATTTGCACGCCGCGCAGCGTGGCGTCAACCCCGTTTAGGCGGGTGTCCAGGTGCGCCACCATGCCCGGCAGCGGTGCTAGGTTTGCAAGCCCATGGCGTAGTTCCTGAAACAGCGCGCGGTCCTCTGGCGACATTGCCCCCCCCTTTTGTGCGTCTTACGGCTATGCGCCTACGGTTCCGGGCAGGTCGCGGTTCCCCACGTGACCACGTTCAGGTTGTCCACCGCCGGGGTCACGCAATGCCCGTCCGGGGCGCGCAGGTAGAGGGCCTGCCCGTCCACGCCAGCGCCAGGCTGGTCCCCAGCAACACCAGCAATGCCCCAGCCAGTAGGTTGTTCTTCAAGGGAACCTCCGCGCCACCCGCAGGTAGCTGCCGCCATGCACGAACGTGCTGCTTAGGTCAGCGGTCTGCTGGGCCCAACGCAGCGTAAGGGTCCCGTTGTTGGCCCCAGTCACCACCGTTCCGGTGATATTCATCGCGCTGGTGAAGCCGCCAGTGGCCGGGATTTCTGCCGATGCAACACCGCTGTCAACGAGAACGGCCCCGCGGAATGTGCCGTCATTGGTGGCTGGCCCAAAGTATGCGATGGACATGGTGGACCCGGCCGGGACGGCAAAGGATATTTTCAAATCGGGCTGCGCCGCCGCGGCGGTTGACAGGATGAGCCCTTCCACCGTGTAGGTGCTGTACGCCACCAAGTTCACCACCAGGTCATTGTCATCCTGTAGGGTGTTGCTGTTGGTGACGGCCTCGGACACCGCCTTGTAGGCCGTGTCCGCAAGGTCCGTAGGATTGGCGCGCCCGCCAAGCGCCCACGCCTGCCCCGCGCACGTCAGGGCCAGGACTGCCAGCATGAAGTAACGCCGCATAGTGTCCCCCATATCAGCGCCCGTTACGGCGTCAGCTCCGTGGTCGTCACCTTGGCCGTGCCCGTCACGGCGATGGCGGACAGCGCGCCGCGGAAGTAGCGGTGCAGGCTGTCCAGCACGTAGCAGGCCCCAGGGTCCAGCAGGCGGCCCACGGCCGTGGTCAGGGTGGCGGCCGTGCCGATTCGGATTTGCGCCCCACCTTCGTTGCAGACTTCACGCCCAACCGCGCTGGCGTTGGCAATGAAGATTGCCGACGCGCTGGTGGTGACGGTGAACGTCCCGATAGCCGGGGCGGTATAGCCCTGGCCTTCCACGGACAGCGCGCCACCGGCGGTGTCCACGGTCAGGCTGTTCCCGCCGTCTTGGATATTGACCGCGGACGCGCCACCGGCGTTGTTCACGGTCACGTCGCCAATGTCCACGCCGCTGTTCGCGCCCAGCGTGCTGCCGCTGGTGTCCACCCTGTCGGTGGCGAAGGCGAAATCCCGAACGTCCAGGTTGGTGGCGTCCACCGTCAGGCTGTTGCCGCCGTCCTGAATGTTCACGGCGTCAGCGCCGGTGCCGTTGCGGACCACGATAGTGGAACCGGACACGTTGCCGATGCTGGCGCTGCCGCCAGCCAACGACACGGACCACGCGCCGCCTTGGTGCGCGGTCACGCTGTCGCTGCCAAAGGCCAGGTCCCGAACGTCAAGGTCCACGGCGTCCACCGTGACGCTGTTGCCGCCGTCTTGGATGTTGACCGCACCGGCACCGCTGCCGTTGTTCACGGTCACGTCCCCGATATCCACCCCGCTGTTGGAACCAAGCACCCAGGTGCCGGACTGGCTTGCAGGCTGCGGCGTGGTCCCGGTGGGGTCGGTGCGTAGTGGGTTGCTGGCGGTCCCGCGTTCGCTGGTCCCGTCGGAAAGGAACATAGGCCACCGGCCGGACTGGGCTGCGGCCGTGCCCTGGTTTCCGGTCACGGTGCCGTCCACGGTGAGGCTGTTGCCGCCGTCCTGCACGTTGACCGCGTCCACGCCGATGCCGTTTCGGACCACGATAGTGCTGCCGGACACCGTGCCCACGTTGTTGGACCCGGCGGACAGCCCCACGTTCCAGGTGCCGGACTGGGACACCGCCTGCACCGCGCTGGATTCGGCCAAGGAAACCTTCAGGTTGCCGGACCCGGTGAGGGAGGCGGGAAGCTGCGGCGTGTCCGTGGTCAGGCTGCCCGCGTTGTCGTCCACAGAAACGGACGCGCCAGCGGCGTTGTCCACGGCGAAGGTCCCGCTGCCTGCGTTGGCGGTCACCGCGCCGTCCACGGTCAAGCTGCCGCCGTTGTCGTTCACGGCAAGGCTCGTGCCTTCCTGGTTCGCCACATTCACGGTGCTTCCCGTGGTGTTGAACTTGCCCGTCCCGGCGTTGGCCGTCACGGTCCAGGCACCGGATTGCACGGACCCCACCGTGTCCTGCGCGCTCGAAAGGTCCCGCACGTCAAAGTCCGCAGCGTCCACCGTCAAGCTGTTCCCGCCGTCCTGCACGTTTACGGCCGAAGCGCCAGCGGCGTTGTTGACCGACGTGGCCCACGCCCCGGACTGGGTGGCAGCCACGCTGTCCTGGGCGCTGGAAAGGTTGCGGATGTCAAGGTCGGCAGCGTCCACCGTCAGGCTGTTGCCACCGTCTTGGACATTGACCGAAGCGGCACCGGCCGCGTTGTTGATGGTCACGTCCCCGATATCCACCCCGCTGTTGGCCCCCAGGGTGGACCCGCTGGCGTCCACTTTGTCCGTGGAAAATACCAGGTCGCGCACGTCTAGGTTTGCGGCGTCCACGGTGATGCTGTTGCCGCCGTCTTGCACGTTCACCGCGTCGGACCCGATGCCGTTGCGGACCACGATGGTGCTGCCTGAAACGGTGGCGGTCAGGGTTCCGTCCACGGTGATAGAGCCGCCGCCGTCGTCAATGGTCAGGCTGTTGCCGCCGTCTTGGACGTTGACGGCGGAAGCCCCGGCCGCGTTGTTGACGGACACGGCCCAAGCCCCGGACTGGACGCTGCCCACGGTGTCCTGGGCGCTGGAAAGGTCGCGCACGTCCAGGTTGGAAGCGTCCACGGTGAGGCTGCCGCCGTTGTCGTTGACCGCCAACGATGTGCCCTCCTGGTTGGCGATGTTCACGGTGGACCCGGTGGTGTTGAACTTCCCGGTGCCCGCGTTGGCCGTGACCGTCCAAGCGCCGCCCTGGTGGGAGGTGACGCTGTCGGAAGCGTTGGTGAGGTCGCGCACGTCAAGGTCGGCCGCGTCAACGGTCAGGCTGTTTCCCCCGTCCTGCACGTTCACCGCGGACGCGCCCGCGGCGTTGTTGACGGCGGCGGACCAGCTGCCGGACTGCGTGGCGGCCACGGTCCCGTCCACGGTCAGCGGGCCGGAACCGTCGCCCACATTCAGGGATTCCCCGAAGGCGTTGCGGACCTGGATGGTTGAGCCGTGGATAGACACGGTGCTGCCGGTCGTGTCGAACTTCCCGGTGCCAGCGTTCGCGGTCACGGTCCATGCGCCGGACTGGGACACGGCCTGCACGGCCGTGGATTCCGCAAGGGACACCTTCAGGTTGCCGGACCCCGTAAGGGCCGCAGGCAGCTTGCCGTCAATGGACGCCAGGCTTCCGTTGGCGGTGGATTGGTTGGCCGCCGTCGCCGCGCCAGACGGAAGGGGTAGGGCGGCGGCGCTGATGGGCTGGGTGTCAGCGGGCGTGGTGGCCTTGTAGAAGGCCGCCCCGTCCGACAAGCGCGCGGCGGCCGGGCTGGCCGCGGTCGCCTGCACGTTGAAGGTGCCGGTCCCGGCGTTGGACGTGACAGTGCCGGAAACAGGCTGGGTCGTGGTGCCAGTGGGGTCCACCCGAAGCGGCAGCGTGTCCGTCCCGCGCTCGTTGGTCCCATCCGACAGGAACATGGGCCAGCGCCCCGATTGCGCCGCGGCGGTGCCCTGGTGGCTGGTGACGGTCCAAGCGCCGGACTGCACGGCGCTGATGCTGTCCTGGCTGCTGGACAGGTCGCGCACGTCTAGGTTGCTGGCGTCCACCGTCAGGCTGGCCCCGTTGTCGTTCACGGCCAAGCTGGTGCCTTCCTGATTGGCCACGTTGACGGTGCTGCCGGTCGTATTGAACTTGCCGGTACCCGCGTTGGCCGTCACGGTGCCGTCCACGGTCAGGCTGCTTCCGCCGTCGTCCACCGTCAGGCTGTTGCCCCCGTCTTGGACGTTCACGGCCCCGGCACCGCCGGTGTTGTCCACGGTGACGTTGCCGATATCCACGCCGTTGTTGGCCCCCAAGGTGGACCCGCTGGCATCCACCTTGTCGGCGGCAAATGTCAGGTCCCTGGTGTCCAGGTTCACGGCGTCCACGGTCAAGGCCCCGCCCGCGTCGTTCACCGCCAGGCTGGTCCCCTCCTGGTTCGTCACGTTGACCGTTGACCCGGTGGTGTTGAACTTGCCCGTGCCCGCGTTCGCGGTGACGGCCCAGGCACCGGATTGGGTGACAGGAAGGGCGGACTGGTCGCTGGCGATTGCCACGGGCAGGGACGCGGCCATGGTGGCCTGGCCCTGGCTGGGCACCTTGGCGTCCAGGCTGGTGGTGTCCCCGGCGATGGTGGCGGCGGTGGTTTCGGTGGCCGCGCCCGCGGGCAGCGGCAGGGCCGCTGCGCTGATGGGCTGGGTGTCGCTTGGGGTCGTCGCCTTGTAGAAGGCCGTGCCGTCGGACAGCCGCGCGGCGCTGGGCGCGCCAGCCGTGGCGCGGTCGGCGGCGACGGTGGCGGGCAGCTTGCCGTCTATGGAGGAAAGGCTGCCGTTGGAAGTGGCCTGGTTCGCGGACGTGGCGGCCCCGGCGGGCAGGGGCAGCGCGGTGGCGCTGATAGGCTGCACGTCGGACGGCGTGGTGGCCTTGTAGAACGCGGCACCGTCCGACAGGCGGGAGGCGGACGGGGCCCCGGCGGCGGTCCTGTCGGCAGCCACGCTGGCGGGCAGCTTGCCGTTGATGGTGGAAAGGGTGCTTTCGGTCGCCGCCCCGGCGGGCAGGGGCAGGCTGTCCACGCTGACGGGGGCCGTGGTGACGCCCACCGTGTCCACGCGCACGGGCGCGGCGGCGCTGCCCATGTTGAAGGTGTTGGTGGGGTCCCGCAGGAAGGCCCGGCCAAGCGCGCGGGCGGCCCGGTCCACGGGGTCGGTGGCCTGGGTGCCGGTCCCGGCATTGGCCGTGACCGTCCAAGCACCGGACTGGGTGGCGGCCACGGTCCCGTCCACGGTCAGGCTTCCCCCGGCGTCGTCCACGGACAGCACGTTGCCGCCGTCCTGCACGTTGACGGCCGCCACGCCACCGGCGTTGGAAACCTGCACGGCGCTGCCGGTCACGTCGGCCTTGTCGGTGGCAAAGGACAGGTCCCGAACGTCCAGGTTGTTGGCAGAAACGGCCAGCGTCCCGCCGTTCTCGTTCTTGACGTGGACCGTGGAACCGGAAACCCCGGCGCTGATGGACCCGGACACGACGTTGACGTGCAGGGGCGCGGAAACGACGTTGACGACGTTGACCGTGCTGCCGGTCACGATGATGGTGGAGCCGGACACGCCAGCGTTTATGGTCCCGGCAACGACGTTGACGTTGATGGGGTGGGCGGGGTCGGTTTGAACGGTGACGGTGGACCCGCTGACGCCAACGGTGGACCCGGAAACGTCCATGCTGCTGGTCCCCTTCTTGGTCTTAACCGGCCATTCCTGCGCCCCGGCCGTGCCCTGGTTCACGGCCTGGGAAGGGCTGCCGGAAGCGGGGGACATGATAACCGCGCCGTCCGGCGTCGTGCGAATCATGCGGATTTCCCCAGTCCCTTCCACCACCCCCAGCATGACCGGCGTGCGGTTGCCGTCACGGCGCGCCAATTCGTCCTCGGCGCGTAGCGGCCACAGGCTGCCGAACGCGGCAAGCAGGATACCGGCGACGACGGCGACGGCGGCGGGCTTTTTCATAGGGTTGGTCCTCACGTTGGCGATTCTACCATGCTGGCGGCACCCAATTTTAAACTGTTACACGCGCCCTTCTAGTTCCGTCATGGCCCCTTCAACTGTGTGGCCGTCCGTCTTGACCAATTCGCTGTAGGGGTGCGGCATCTCTTCCACCGCCCACGCCACGTCAAACAACTCCCGCGGCTTCGCCCCGGGTTCCGGCCAGAACGTCACTTGGCGCTGCCCCTCAAAAATGGTCAACAGGTCAGCCAGGGTGCCTTCGGGGATGCGCGAAATCGTCCACGTGCTGCCGTACTTTTTCACCCCGTTGAAGGTTATCAGCTTGCCGCCCAGGGCTTCATAGCTGCCGCCCTGGCGAATCAGCCGGTTGGGCGCGTATTCGTCGAACCCGGGCAGCGCCAGCTGAACCACGCCGATATAGATTTCCCCGATGCGCTTGGTTTGGTTCGGCGTCTTGGTGGACTTCCCCACCACCTTGACGCCGCCCGGGCTGCTGACCAGCGGGAACGTAACCAGTTCGTCGTCCGCCGTCAAGTCGCCCTCAAAGACCGTGGACCCAGGCGGGCATTCCACCCTGACGCCCTTCAGGTTGGTGTTGCGCAGCAGCACGCAGTTGACCGGCTGAATGGAAGGGGTAATGGACACGGTGATTCCCACTTCCGTTCCGTCGGTGGCGTTGGTGCTGGCGTACTGGGTGGCAGGGTCGTTGTCCTTCAGCTTGTTGGTGTTCGCCGTGTTCGTTTCGCCTTCGGTCGTGGTGATAGAACTGGTGCCCGGCCCGTTGGCGTCCAGGCTAAAAATCGTCGGTGAATCTTCGACAACCGCGGCGTCCGCCATGGTGATGTCGAAGCCGGTCAGCAGGGGGCCGGGGCTGGCGTGGACGAATTCAAGCTGATATTCGATGTACTTGGTGGGGGACAGATAGGGCGTGGCGCTTTCGACGCTGCCAACCGTCGTGGTCGGGTGCGGCGCGCTGAAGGTCGCGGCCAGCAGCGCGGCCAGCGTGTCCCCGGTCCTGGTGCGCACGTTTATTACGTCGCCAACCACCGGCAAGGTCCTGGTGAAATTGAAGGACTGCACCTTGGTGGGGGAACCGAACTGCCGCCGGAACGTGACGAACCCGGACGGCGGTTCCACCGTCGGGCCGGACAGCTTAAAGTAGCTGAAATCGTACCGGCTGCTGAACACGTCGGGGCTGTTGCCGATGTTCAGGTGGACCAGGCCGGTCAGGTTGGTGCGCACCGGCGGGCTGGCCGTGGTCAGGAAAATGGTCTGGCCTGATTCGTCGTCGTTCTTCCACGCCTTGACAATCACCCCGCCGTCCGCCTGACGCGACACCTTCACGGTGATAGGGACCCCGGACGCGGCCCCGAACGGGGTCAGGAAATGGCCCGGGTCCGCTGGCGTCCCGTTCCAGTTCGCCGGGGACGGTGGGTAGGCCCGCTTGTTGCCGCTGGCGTCCACGATTATGGGCAGGATGCTGAAATCGTCGCTGGTGGGGTTTCCGCGCAGCTGGATTTCCAGCAGCAGCTTGGCGTCCTTGTCGGCTTCGGACAGCGGCAGCGGGGCGATTGTGCCTTGCAGAAGCGCCACGCTGAACTTCAGACCGGCAGCGCCGGACGCTGCAAGGCGGTTCCAAATGAACCGCGTTTCCAGCTCGTAGCTATCGCGCGGGCTGTCGTTGTACTGGGTTTCCAAGCGAATGGGGACGGTGGCGCTGGTGTAGTCGAACCGCAGCGCGCCGCCGGTTTCAATTGGGAACGTGGCCGCGTCCGGTTCCCACAGGCGGAAATACCAGTCATAAATGAACGGGAAGAAACTTAGGGCCACGTTCCACGTGGACGTTGATTCGGTGTAGAACAGCGCGCGCCCGTCGGCGTAGTTTGCGCTGGAAGATTTTTCGCCGTAGATTGAAATTCCGTCCACGCCGATGGCGGTCTGGCGCAGGACGATGGCGTATTTGGTCCCGGCCGTCAGCGCGGGCGGCGTCGGGAATTCAAAATGGGTGAAAAACGTGAAAGGTGGAAGCCCTATGTTGGGGACGCTGCTGGCTGGGACGGGGTTGCTGGAAGCCAGAATCGTGCCCGACGGGATTTCACTGCCTGGCGCGCCAGTCGTCGTCTGGATTTCGCAAATCAGGTTCCCCGGTGGCGCGCCGGGGTTGCTGGCGGAAAGAATCATGGACGCGCGCCGAATGCTTGTGTTGGACACGGTCTGGAACGTCTGCGCCTTGCGGAAGCTGCTGGTGTTGAAGGACCCGCTGCCCTGGTCTATGTTGGTCAGGTAGCTGATGAAGTTGCTCGGCTGGCCGTTGCGCAGCCACTTCGGGTCCAGCACCGCGTCCTCGAAGTCGTCAATCTGGACCTGCGTAAAGACCGTGACCAGCTTTATGGGCACGGCGGAAAGGTCCATGCCGGACTGGCCGACGTTGGCGGCGAAGGCTGCCGGGGTGTCTAGGATTTGTTTTAGCGCCACCTTAAATCTCCAGTAGGTCCAGTTCCGTTGTCCAGCCTTCCGGGTCCTGGGTCGCCCCAGCCACAATGGCGTCCAGGTTGGCCGGGCCGATTTGCCGCGGCTTTACCACATTGTAGGTCACCCTGTCCAGAAGTTCCACCTCTGGCATCCACCGCACGCGCACGGTCAGCCGCCGCTTGGGCAGCCGCAGGCGCTCGCGCGCCTTCTTGACCAGCGCCGTGGCTAGGTCCACGTCCTTCTGGAACAGCAAGCTGGTGCCTGGCAAGTCTAGCGGCCGGTCCCCGAACTGATTTTCTGACGTGGGGCTGCCCTCCCCCACGCTGGCTGCGTCCGCCACCGCGCGGAAATTTCCGAAGGTCGCGCGGACGATATTGAACACGCCTTCCCAACCGGGACTAAACGCCAGTGGCTCCAATACGTTGCTGTCGTCCAGAACCTTGGACGGGCTGCCCGGCACGGTGCGGGCCTTAAAGAAGAAGGACCCGTTTCCATTCACGCCAATAACGCGGTCGGTGATTCCTGTGATTTCGCGCAACACGGCCAGCACCTTTGACCCGCGGCCGTAGTTCGCAAGGGTCAGCAGGATTTGGTTGGTCGTCAGGTTGATTATCCCCTCGCGCAGCTGCGGCAGAATCAACCCTGCGGTGTTCAGAAGCACGATGAAGTTCACGTGCGTTGGCATCCCGAATCCGGCGAGAAATTGGTCGTTGTCTGACTGAATCGCGCCCCCTACGCCAAGCGCCGCATAGAAGCTGTCGGTGTTGGTCAGGTTGTGGTGTCCAGCGGTGAACACCTGGACCGCCCCGTTGTTTGGCGTCACCTTCTGCGTCCACGTGTCCCAGGATTGTACGCCAGTACCGCCGTCAATTTTCAGGTGGGCAATACCTGGCAGCCACAGCTGCGTCATGGCACCCGGCACCGGGTCCGCACCTTCCCTGAACTTGACGCGCAGGCGCACCTTGCGCACAAAATCAGCTCCGGTCCAGGCCCCGACGTTTCCGCCAAGCGGGATGGCTGTTTCCGGGCCGAAGTTTATACCGTCGTTGCTGCTGGACCAAAAAAACTCCGGGCTGTTTGCCCCTCCTTGGAATACGGCGAAAAATGGGCCAAGGGTGGTGATAAGCGAGAAGCTGGTCAGGCCGCCAAGGTGGGGGTCATAGTCCGTCACGAATGTGGCATCCAGCAGCGGCGGCTGCGGTTCCACATTGTTGAACCGCATGAAATCAATCTCGTAGGTGCTGGAGCCAGCAGCGTCTTGCAACAATAGGTCAACCGTGCTGATGCCTAAATTGTTGGGATTGCTGGTCCCAAGGACTTGGGACAACACCTGCACGCCATCAACTTTTAGGCGAGCCTGCGCAGCAACGGTGTCCACGAATACTTCATAGGTGTGGAACTGGCCGGTGTCCAGGGCAAATGTCTGCACCATGCTGGACTCCAGTGCCACTTGCCCGGCAGTAACGCGGATTGTGGCCCCCTTTTGTGGCCCGCTGCCAAAATATCCGGCGTAATGCAAGATTGCGCTACCACCATTACTGGCAATACGGGCCCTGATGCTGAAGTAGTTTCCGTCGGGGCCACCGCTGAGTAATCCGTGTATTAAACTGTCAAAACCCGGTGCATGGTGGAACGTCAGGATGCTGTTGGACACGCTGCGGGTGGAACCAAGCGACACCGTTTCCTGCCACCTTGTAAATGGAAGCGGCACACCTTCTACCGCGTGATATTCTTCCTCTGGCAGGTGCGTGGCCTCGTATTGCAGCCGCCACAATGGGTGCAGCCCGTTTGGCACGCGGTTGCCGTTGTTGACGCCGCTGCTATTGATGCGCGCGTCCCATTCTGCCTTGGTGTCCAGTGGGTCCAGCGTGATAACCCCGTCACCAAGCGGTGGCGCTGCCTCTGCCTGCACGCGCGTGCGCTTCTGCGTGTAGGCAATGAAGTCGCCCTGGGTGGTGTGGACTATTTCACGCACGGGCGGCGGCGTGAAAGTCACCGCCTGTATGGTGTCCACGCCCATGTCCGCCACCACGGCCACCAGGTCAGCAACCGCGTCCTCTATGCGCTTGTCCCGCTTCCACCGCAGGTAATCCGCCAAGACGGATTCCCCAATTTCAGGTTCGCTTGCGAATGAAACTTTGCCTGGCAGGTTTGGGTCGTCAAGCTGTCCCTGGCTCCACCGCTGCCCCGGCCGCAACGGGTTGCCGCCCACAACCAGGTTTCTGAATTCGGCAACCCCGCTGTTGTCAGTTAAGAATTCAGCCGCCACACCATCGCCGGTCCCAAGATTTTCAGCCAGAACGGTCAGCGCCGCTTTGTCGGCATCCGCCGATTCGAGCATCTGCATGGTGCTGCGAATGTCCAGGTTAACGGTGGGCGTAGACCCCCCACCAGGCATGTCCTCAATTATTCCGGTGAAGCGCGGAAAAATCTCTGGCACCCCGCCAACAACCATGCCCAATTCCACAACCACCTTGGACCTAAAAAGCAGGAAGGTCCCGTTTGGAAACCGCGTGCTGCCCTGGACCCACAGGCCGTCCTTGTTGTCAACCGAAACCGCCAGGTTCCCGATTTTAAACTCGTTCAGCTTTTCCGTGTCCAGCTTGTCGGACAACCGCTGCGGGGACATGACTTCATTGGTTATATCAATGCCCACGCCTTCCCAACCGCTGCCGGACCAATTGCGGCGGTATAGCGTGATGCGGCGCGCGCCCTTGAATTCGTTTGACGCCTGCGCGGCCAGGTACCCGGCGGAAACTGGAATCACACGGATTGCCCTTCCACCTTGCCCTGGCGGGCAAGGATGGACTTGACCAATTCCCCGCCTTCGGCAGCACCGTTTCGCGTGAACGCCGCGATTCGGCGCATGACCTGGGCCACCTGCTCGTCGCTGAACCCCTGCGGCGAAGTGAAATTGTTTTGCTGGTGGACCGTGACGGCAACACCGCCGCCTACGCCGCCGCCCCCGACGGCCCCCTTTATCATGGTCATAAGGCGCGACACGGGCGCAACCACTTCGGGTTCGCCTGCTTCCGCAAGGCGGGCGACTGTGGGCCTGTCCACGATGCCGCCGGTCTGTAGGCCGCCGATGATTTTGCTTATGAAACCGCCGCCGCCGCCGCCGCCACCAGCCCCGGCCCCAGCCCCGCCGCCGACAGCAGCTACTATTGCTTGCGTTATGGCCGCTTGGATGGCGATTTCAATAAGTGACGCAACGGCCCGCTTCGCAATCTGCCGAAACGAATTTGATAAACTTTGTTCAAGGTCCTTGCCTTCAAAAATCATGTCCGCGAATGCATCACCGAATGCGCTTGTTATGCTTCCGGTCACCTGCTCGCCAAGCGCGGTGATTGCTTTACCGCTTACGTCGAATTGCTCCAAAGCAGCTTGTTCTGCTAGGGCGGCGTTTTGCATGGTCAGAACGCGCGCCTCGTTAATCTTGGCCTCTATTTGCGGGGTTACTGCCGCGATTTCATTCAACGCCTTTAGACGTTCTTCCTTTTCTGTCTGTATCCGCAATTTTTCTGCTTCAAGACCCTGACCGGACAATTGCAATGCTTCTATTTCAAGGGCGGCAACCCTGTCACTAGCAGATTGCATGGACCGTTCTCTTTCCTCCCTATTCTTTTTGAACTTTTCCAGCATCTTCTCGTCAATAAAATTAACCTTCTGTGCCGTGCTTTCGGCAGCTGAAACTTGTGCTGCCGCGGACTTTTCCTGGATGCCAGCCACGTCAGAGGCGAACTCGGACCAAATCACAACGGTCTTGTCCGCGTGTTCGCGCGTGGCATTCGACATTCCAGACATGGCCTGCTGGGCCGCTGCTGTTGCCTCGTCGAATTTACCGCGCACTGTTAGGGCGATGAATTCAACCGTGCCCTTGATTATCGCCTGTGCCTGCGTGAAATGAAGTTCAACGTCAGCGACGAGCTGGGCACCGAATGCGGCTATGAACGTGCCCAGCAGCCTGAATGTTTCCCACACCTTCCGCAGGTTCGCAATCAAAGGCTGAAGCGCGGGGATTAAACCGGCCCCGATTTCTTCTTGGAATTCACCAAGCTGATTCTTCGCGTCCGCCAGTGCGCCGCTGAAGGTTTGGTGCAGCGCAACGGCCGTGCCTTGCACTTTCTGCGCCACCAATTCAGTGGCGAACCCGGCTTTTAGCTGTTCGGTTGTCAGGTTTTTTATTTCCGGGTTCAGCTTGGCAAGCTCGCGCACCATGCCTGCTTGCGCACCAGCCAGGCTGCGCAGTGCATCAACCGGCTCCGTCCCCATTGCCGCGGCAAGGTCAATAGAAACTTCAGCGAGCCGCTTCGCACCTTCCACGCTGGTGCTGTAGGTCCGCGCCAGCGCCAGCAGGCCAATCACCTGTTCGTCTGCCACGCCGGTGGTGGCCTGCAATCCTGATGCAAATGCTTTTAGGTTGGTGATGTTGGCGGTGCTGGCTTCGCCGTTCAGGCGCAGGGCTTGCGTCAGACGGAACAGCGCGCGTTCCTCTTCGGCAATCGCTTCCACGCTGCCCTTGAAGAACGCGGTCACAGCCGCCACGGAAGCTAACCCGGCTATTTCTGATTTAAGGGAAGCCCCGGCCTGCGCCAGAGCGCCCATGCTAGAACCGGCCGCCTTAGCTTTTGACGGTATGCGTGACAGGGCCTCGTCGGCCTTCCCGCTGGCGGCGGCAACATCAGAAGCAAATCGTCCGCTGGACTTCGCGGCCTCTAGAAGTTCTTTGCTGAGGCGCTGTATTACGGGGCTGGCCGCGTCAACTACCCCGAATTCAATCTCGATACCGGCCACACGGCCCCCCTGTTAAATGGACTGCCTGGCTATCCCAAGGTACAACTCCGTTGCCAGGGTGTAGTCCGTCAAAAGCGTGTCCACCCAAATGCTGCCTGGCGTTTCCTGCGATTCCGCCGCCACCACCCGCGGGTGGACCATGCCCGACACCAGCACCCGGCGCAGCTGGTCCATGGACGGGTTCGCCATGGCGTCCTTTATCATCCGGTCCAGCAGCGCCTTGTCCTTGCGCGCCGCCTGCCACATGGCGGTGGGGTCCTGCACGAACAGCAGCATGGACACCGGGCGCACCCGGTACAGCGCCCCCCCGACCACAAGCTGCACGGCCGTGGCCAGCCTGGCCTTCAGCGCCGCGGCGTCGGCAAGGACCGGCTTTACCGCTTCCGGCTGCGGGGCGTCAGTGGCGTCCGCTGGCGGCGCGCCGGGCGCTTCCGCGTCCGGCGGCGCAGCCGCCGCGTCCTTGTCCACAACCGCCGCAGTCCCCTTGCCCTCCATTAGATGGCGGCCAGGGTGTTGACCAGCGTGGCCTGCAACTCGTAGCCCGCCACGGCGTCCCGTTCGGCCCGGAACTTCACTTCCGCGCCCAGCAGTTCGTCCAGGTTCGCGTAGGGGTATTCCAGGTAGCGGGCCCCGGGGATGTCCAGGGTCAGCTTGAACTTGTGGGCCCCGGTGATAGTCGCCCCGGTCAGGACGATTTGCAGCGCCGCGGCCGTGTTCGCCAGGAAGGCGGCGCGGTTCGCTTCGGTCGTGAAGTACACCTCGAAGCTGCCTTCGATGTTGAACTTGCCCCTGGAAACGATGTCCCGGGGGTCCTGGGATTGGTTGAAGGTGCGAAGGAAGGAAGCGTTGTTGTCGATGTCCAGGGCCCAGGAGCGCACGTCCAGGTCGGCTACCCCGTTCACCTTGAAGTCCGTTTGGTGGAACAGGAACGGCTTGGGGCTGTCGAAGCTCGGGGCAATCGTCGGTGCCACTTCTTCCTTCTGCGCCAGCACGTCCGCCGACACCGTGACCGGGCCCTCGGTCGGGCCAGCGAAGCTGAGTTTTTTCCAGATGCCCAGGGGGTACCGCTTCTTGCCCAGGCCGCGGTCCATGAAGAACGTGCTGGACGGCAGCTGCGGGTTGTCGCTGCGGGTGACGACGTGCTGCCAGACGGTGGGCGCGCCGATGTTGTCGGGCTGGGTGGAAACGACGCTGCCCAGGACGCCCTTCAGAAGGGGGCCGATGGTCATGGCTTCCACGTGAACGTCGGGCACGCTTCCGATGACGCCCTTCACGCCGGGCTGGGACTCGAACCGCAGCTTGCTGCCGCGGATTTTGTTGTCCTCAATCGGAACGTGGTTGGCGTCCAGGTTGGCGTCGGCCCCCGTCGCCAAGAACTTGTCCGGGGCCGCTTCGGACACGCCGCGCGCGGCTTCCGCCTTGAACCCGAACACCTTTGCTTCTATGGTGTGAAATGCCATTGTAGGCCCCCTACTTCCGTGCCACCGTCATAACGACAAAAGAAATCGCCGTAGCCGTCGCCCGCGCGTTCAGCTGCGCCACCAGCAGGTCCTCTGGCGGTCGCCATTCGATTGACGCCACCAGCGTCCTGCTCACGCAGCCGCCCGTCAGCGTCAAGCCGCCAAGGTCCACGTTGTCAATCAGCAGTTCCGCAATCTTCTGCGTATCCGCCACCTTCAGCGCCACGGGTTCTTCGTCGTCCCCGAAGCCGCGCACAAAAACGATTCGGAAATTATAAGTTATTTCGTACGTTTCGGCAGTGGTGATTCGCCGCAGGGACGTGTTGGGGTCCGGCTGGACCATGACCGCTGGCAGGCTGTCGGCCAGGTTCGGCAGCCCTGGGAAAAGCTCCAGCGCGCCGACGGAACAGACCTTCAGGTTCATGGTGGCGGCGAGGTTGGTTTTGATGAGGTCAACAATCTTGTCCGCAATGGTGTTTTCGTGCAGGCGCGGGGCGGGCATTTAGGCGGTCCCCCCTTCTGCCCGGACGAACGCGGCAAGGCGGTCGGAAATATGCAGCGTCAGGCGGGCCTTGCCGTTGGCGAATGCCGGGGCCATGTAGGGCTGCACCCGCGCCGTCCGCGGCGTGCGCGACATGGCGCGCGCGACCAGGTACGCCAGGTCCCCGGTCTTGCCGCCCTTCCCGGTCCAGCGGTCGGTGCCTAGCTTGCGGCGCGCCCACACCCTGATTTCGTCCAGGTTGGGGAACCATTGCGTGCTGCCCGCGGGGCCGTGGCCGGATTCCAGAACGCTGGCATAGACCAGCCCGCTGCCGACCTTGCCAATCACCCCGCGTTCTGACACGGACACGTTGAACAGCAGCGATTCCCGCAGCAGGCCGCGGAACACCGGGGCGTGCTGCTTCGCCGTGGACCAAAATTCAATGGCGGCGTCCGTCACGCCGCGCACGACGGCCAGCAGCAGGCGCTTGCCCATGCCAGCGTACTGGGCGTTCACGGTGTCGAAGCCGCGGACGTGAACGACAATCACGCCTTCACCTCCTGCACCACCGCTTCCAGGTGGTGGCCGTTGAAGTCCAGCACTTCGGACACGTGGAACACCTTGCTGTCCGATTGCCGCACCACCTGGTAGTTCTCGTCCAGCGTCCACGTGGCTGGCGGCACCGGCACGTTCAGGAACAGGCGGAAGGAACCCTTTGGCACGTTGCCCATGACGCCGCGTTGTTCGGACACGTTGATTGGGTCGAAGCGCGCTGGAACGTCGGTGGCCACAGACACGTGCTTGTAGGTCGGGCGCAGCGTCCCGGTCCCCACGTTGGTGTGCTGGACCGCCTTCACCGTCACCCTGGCGTTCAGCAGACGCGCGGCAAGGTCATGGCTCATGCGAAATGCAACTCCCGCCGCGTCCCCAGCGCCGACCACGCCCGGTCCAATTCGTCGTTCAGCTTGGCGTATGACCTGGACTCGCTGAAGTTCCCAACGCGGGTGCTGTCCACGTCCGCGCCGTGCTTCGCGTTCAGGGCGGTCTTGACCACAAGCAGGGTGGCAATGCGGGTGACCAGGGGGGGTATAATAAGGCTGCCCGCGTGGTAGCGCACCGTGATGTTCTGCAATCCGTCCTGCCACACCTCAAGGTCCTTGCGCCGCAGCGCCCCGGTGCGGGGGTTGAAAACCGTCCTGGTCAGCGGCAGCGCGTCGAACACCACGCCGTCAATCTTTATTTCGTTTACCTCAAGCACCGGGAACTTCCGCACAAAAAGCGTGTCCAGGCCGCCACCGTCCAGCTGGTCCGTGAATTCCTCAAGGTGGAAGGACAGCCCGCTGCGCCGGTCCACTTCGTCGCGCGCCGCCTGTATCCATTCCGGCATCACGTCGGCTTCCAGAATTTCCCCGTCCGTGGCTTCCGACACCAGCATGGCCGTGGTGTAGACCAGCGGCAGTAGGGTGACGGTTGGGCCGGTGGAAAGCTGGCTGACCAGGTGGGCCATTAGGCGGACGCCCCCGGCGCGGCGGTGCCAGCGCGCTTGTCGTATTCGGCCAGCTTGGCAGCGATGATGGATTCGATGGCGGAAATGGCGCGGTCGTGAGCCGCCTGGATTTCGGCCCGGTTTTCTGCGGGCAGCTCGGTGACGGTGAAGAAATGCTGGGCGTGGGCCAGCGATTCCTTGAAGGCGTTGTGCTGGGCGCGCAGGTTGGTCAGGTAGCGGGCCCGCTTGACTTCGGCCCGCGACAAAGGCCGCGTGTAGCGGTTGCCACCCACCACGGTTGCGGTCGGCGGCGTGCTGTCGGTCCCCGGCTTCTGCGCTACGGCGGCCTGCCCTTCGTTCCCGGCGTCCATTCCTGCCCCCTTTGCGTCTAGCGGCCCCCCGTGCCGTCCCCAACGCCAGCGGTCTTGCTGGCGGTGATGTCCAAGGAAGGCACGTTGCTGGTCCCGTCGCCCCAAAACGTCACCGTGTCCTCAGTCTCCACCTTGTAGCTGAACGTCTGCCCGTCCAACGGGAACGGGGCGGTGGCCGCGGACACGCGGTTGGTCACGTTCATGGCGCTGTCGTCAAACGAAATGGTGCCGCTGCCCTTCGGAATCAGCAGGCTGTTCAGCTTGACGGCCGTGGCCGGGTTGAACACCGCGCCCACGGTTCGGTAGATGTTGTAGCCGTTGGGGTTGGGGTCGGTGGCCGCGGCCCACGACACCACCACTTTGTTGGTGCTGGTCTGCACGGCCATGGACGTGGGCACCGACGGCATGAACTCCACGAAAACCAGGTGGTTGTTCAGCGTCATGGTTTCGTGCGACAGGCTGGACGGGTTGCCCTGGCTGTCCGCGGCAAAAAGGTAGTACGTGAAGTCCTTGCCAGCGTCGGCCTGGACGGGCAGGGCGTCTTGCTTGCTGGTGGAAGCCCCGCTGATGTTGTTGTCCACGGTGACCAGGCCGGACGCGGCAAGGACGTTTGCGCGCGTCGGGTTCGTCACTGGGGCGTTGCCTGGCACCCTGTACAGCTCGTACTTGGTCAGGTCTTGCAAGGTCGTCTGATAGCGGATGACGATTTTGTTGCTGGCGGTGAAGCCGCTGGTCAGTTCTGTCAGGACGCCGGTGGACAGGGCGATGTTGTAGTGGGTCGCCTCGGTCTTGACCGTCAGCGTCACCTGCTTGACGGCCGCGCCGGTGGAATGCGTGAAGAAAAGCCCGTCCTCGAAGGTCAGCTCGCCGGTGCCCGTGTTGACCGCCTTCAGCTTCGCGTATTCCTCCTTCGCGTTCACCGTGTCCTCAACGACAACCCACGCCCCCGTCACAATGGCCGCGGGAACCGGGGTCTGCACGAACGCCTTGCGTTCGCCGTGCAGCGTGCTGGCCGTCAGCGTGGCGCCAACGCTGTCCGTCGCCGTCCGCTCGTAGACCTGGTACGTGGCCGCCACCACGGGGTCAAATTCTGTTTCGTGGCTGGCCCCGTTGGTCCCGGCAGCCAGGTCGGGGCTTTCGTCCAGCAGCCTGAACATTTCCCCGCCCAGCGCCTCGTTGCGCGTCGGCGCGGTCCAGTTCAGCGTCACGCGCGTGCGCCCCTTGGGGTTCGGGCCGTCCACCACGCTGTCCGCCTGGATAAGGCCCAGGACGGGTGGCGCTGGGGCCAGGGCGTCAGCGGCCAGGGCCCCGACTACCTGCTCTGATAGCTGGCTTTCAATCGTTGCCATGTCGCCTTCCCCCTTACGCCAACCGCAACAGCAGCGCCTTGCTTCCGGTGACGAAAATTCCAGCTGACGCCTGGACCTGCAAGCTGGTCAGGTCGCCACCGTGAAGGTAGTACGAGGTCACGTACTTGAGCATCTTTGGCGTGGCCGGAAAGCCGCGGTCAGACACGAACACGCGGGCGTAGGCGATATATGCGCCCGGGTTGTTGGTGCTGCCATTGTACAGTGGCACAACCGTTATTTCGATACCAACGCTGGTGTCCGCTGGGATTTCCGCCACCACAGGCGAGGTTGACTGCACCCTGGACCCGGCCACCGTCGCGCCATCCACGCTGAACTTTTGGTAGCTGTAATTCGCTGCCCCGTCGGCGTTAGCCACAAGCAGGACGTTTCCCCCGCCGCCGGTGTTGTTGTTGACGTGGATGAACAGCTTGTATACCTTGGCCGTGGTCCAGCTGAGGCCTGACACCTGCGGGAACGCGCTGGTGCTGCTGGGCGTTTGGTCCGCCAGCTTGACCCATGGGGAAGCCTGCGGCGTGTCCCACTTCATGCCCGTGGCCTGCGCGCTGTCGGCCGTCAACACCTGCCCGTTGGTGCCCACCCCAAGGCGGCTCACCGCGTTGTCCGCGGTGCCTGCAATGAGGTCGCCCTTGGCGTTCACGATGGTTTTGTCCACCGGGTCCCGGCTGATGATGTTCGATTGGCCGCTGTTGTCCGTCACCGTGCCGCTGTTGCCGGTGATTATGTTGCCTGTCGTGCCCGCGTTCAGGGCCAGCGTGAACGGCTTGGTGAAGCGGTTGCCAGACACGAGGCTGTTGGACAGCGCGGCGGTGACGTTGACGGCGTTGGTGGCCGCGCCGTCCGGCACGATGTTGTTGTTGGCGATGAGCGCGTCCGGCGTGTTGCCGCTGATGAGGATGCCTTCGCCACTTTTTATTGTGTTGCCCTCGATGCACAGCCGTGCGTTTTCCGGGGACACGGACTGCGACACGAACAGCACGGGGCTGCCAGCGGCCAGTCCGGGCTCAAGATAATTGGCCTGGAATTTGGTGTCCACCCCGGACAGCCGGACCCGCCCGCCCAGCACGGTGTTGCCGCGGCAGTAGGTGCGCAGCTGGTTGTTGAGCGTCCCGCTGTCCATCTTGATAGCGTCGTTCATGCTGGTGAACGTGCAGCCCAGCACGTAAAGGTCCTGCACCGTTCCGTCCGCCTGGGCCTGCACCATGATGCCGATGTCGAGGTTGTGGAAGCGGACGTTGGAAACGGTGATATCGGACCAGGTGACGCCACCGGCGGGGGCCAGTTTTAAGCCGGTGCTGGTGCCGCTGGACGGGGACTCGATGGAAAGGTTGGCGATAAGTGACCGGGACAGGACGCCGCCGGACGCTGGGCCGTCCACGATGTTGATATTGGAGGCGGTGCTGCGGATAATGGACGCCTTGCCCTGGCCCACCAGCGCAATTGGCTTGCCAGCGGGCAGCACGATGCTGGCGTTGACCACGTACACGCCCTCGCGCAGCGCCACCATGCCGCCGCCCGCGGGCAGCGCCGCTATGGCGGCGTTTATGGCGGCGGTGTCTGTGGCCGCCACGCCAGTTGGCGCGGCCACCACCTGCGTGGCGTAGCCGCCGCCACCGGCTACGGTGGCCCACTTCACGCCCAACGCCTGCGTGCTGTCCGCCTGCAACACCTGCCCGTCCGCGCCGACTGCCAGGCGCGCCCAGGCGTCTGAGCCGGTGGCGGCAATGAGGTCGCCTTTCGCGTCGGCAAGGGTCTGAAGAATGACCTGCGCGGCGTGAACCAGGGTGGCGTCATTGACCAGGGCGGCCAACGTTGCGAATGTTGAAGCGGTGTGCTCGGCACCGCCAATGGCGTGCGCGGTGACGGGGGCAACGGCCCACTTCACGCCCAACGCCTGCGTGCTATCCGCCTGCAACACATGGCCGTTGACACCAACGGCCAGGCGGCCCCAGGTGTCCGCGGCGGACGCGGCGATGATGTCACCTTTGGCGTCGGCAAGGGTTTGCAGGATGACCTGCAAGCTGTGTACCAGGGTGGCGTCCGAAACCTTTGCGGACAGGTTGGCGAAGGTGTCAGTGCTGTGGGCCGCGCCGCCCAGCGCGTGCGCTGTCGGGGTGCGCGAGTTCGTGTTGCGCGGGTCCTCGTCCGTCATGTACTTGTTGGTGCTGGACGGCGAACCGCTGGTACCGGCCAGCGCGTCGTTCTCGGCCTGGGTTGGGATTCTGTTGTCGTTGGTCCCGGCGGCGATGGGTTCGGTGGGGCTGACCGGGTCCACGGACAGCTTGGTGATTCCCTTGACGGTGCTGCTGGCGTCGGCGGGGGAGCCGCCGCCGGTGGCGGCGATGGTGATGGCGCGGTTGACGTTGTCCTGGGTGAGGGTGACGTTGGCACCGGCGATGATTTCCAGCGCGCCGCGAATGAACAGCGCCTCGCCCTGCTTGCGAATGCCCAGGACCACGGCCGCGGCGTCGTTGACCGCAGGCGGGTTTACGCCGGTCTGCGGGGCGTCGTTGCCGGAATCCGTGTACACCACGGTGGCACCGCTGCCGATTTCCTTAATTCGCTCGTACGCCCCGGCCCCCACCGCGCGGTAAATCCGGTAGCCGGTCGCGCCTTCCGTCGCTTCCCAGGCCAGGGCCACGGGCACGGCCGTGCCGCCCTGGGTGACGGCGGACTGGGTGGTGGACGGGAAAATGTTGACGTTGGATTCCTTGGCGTCGAGAAGCGCGGTGATGCGGTAGGTGTAGGTGGTGGACGCGGACAGGTTGGGGCCGACAGCGCCAGCGCCAAGCGCGGCGGCAATGGTCCGGGGGGCGCGCAGCAGGCCCTTGGCGTGGGCGTCAAGAACGTCCAGGGATTCGTTGAAATCCCCGCCCCAGTTCAAGTCCCCTACGTCGCGCTTTGCGAGCTTCAGTCCGGCCGTGTTGGTGCGCGCCATTTTTCCCCCGCTACAACCCGAAACCGTCTTGCCCCACCGCCGCTTCGCCCCAGCCGCGCCGCGGGCTGCCCATGCCGCGGCGTACGAACGGCACAAGTCCCAGGCCGGTGTGGTCCTGGGACCCGTAGGGGGATTCCCCGAAAGGTTGGGCACCGTGCCCCCAGTCCTCCACGGCCACCAGCAGGTAATGCTGCGTGGCACCGGCCCCGGGGGTGGTGTCTATGAACTGGAAGGTGGACTGGCCCAGCACCGCCTCGTCCGCCAACCGCACCCCCACCTCGTCCTTGGTGGGGCTGCGGTACAGGCGGTACCCTTTCAGGCTGTGCCCGGCCTTCACGGCCGGTGGGTAGTCCCCCCAGTCCAGCTTGACCTGCCCCGGGCTGGATTCCGACACCCGGAACGTGGGCGGGTGCGGAAGCGGAAACTGGCCCACCTTTACCCCCTATCCGTCGTGCGCCCCCTTGGGGACGCCTTAAGGCGCGGGCGGGGTAGGCGGCTTCGGCGGCGTGCCTGGACCCGCGGGCTTTTCCGCGGGCTTGCCCCACCAGTCCGGGGCGTACATCTTGCCCGCGGGCGGCGGCGCTTCCGGCCCCACCACTTCGTACCCCATCCGCACCAGCCGGTCGCGGGTGGCGGGGGACTGGCACCGTGCCAGTCCCCCCTCCACCTTCACCCGCTCGTCGTACGCGAACTCCCACAACGGGGAGGCGGGCGTACCGAACGGCGGGTGCTTCTTGCGCAGGTAGAACGGCCCCGTAGGTTCAGGCATGGGCGCTTACGCGAGCGTCAGGCCCTTGAGGCGCGCGGCCTTCAACGGGTTCTTCAGGACCAAAGACAGGTCCTCGAAGATGTCGAATTCCGCGCCCTGGCTGGACTTCTTCGCCAGCCGTTCCATCGTCAGCTCCGTCAGCACCGACGTGAACAGGTCGGGGCCGGTTTCGAGGACGTAGAGCGACTGGGTGACGCTGGACGTGCCCTGCACCTCGTTGGTGGGCTGCCAGATGGTCTTGAAGATGGGGATGCCCTGGTAGGTCGGGACCCGGAACCCGCCGTTGACTTCCGCCGTCTCCTGGAACCGCTGCTGCGCCTGAAGCAGCGCGTTCAGGTCGCGCGACATGGCCTTGGACATGATAATCATCGAAGGGTTCCCGATGACCAGGTCGATGGTTTCGTCCAGCAGCTTCAGCGACAGCGCGCCGCCGTTCGTGCCCGCGGCCTTCTGCTGCCCGGCCGGGACCAGCTTGCGCAGGCCGTCGAACTGCTTTGCGTTCGCGGCGCTGTCGCCCACGATGAGGTTCTGCTCCTCGATGTCGCGCACGTCCTGAAGCGCGTTCTCGATTTCTTCGGCCTCGATGTCCAGCAGGGACTTGCCCTGGGCTTGCAGCTTGCGGGTGACCTTGCCGCGGCGCAGGATGGTCTTGTAGGCGAAAGACGCCTGGCCGTAGACGCCCCGGGACTCGGTCGGCTCCTCGGTGTCGTTGACGAACTTGGCCCCGTCCTCGCCGGTGTCCGTGCGCGCGGTGCGCTGGTTGTGGATGGACGCGCTGCCGCTGCCGGGCTTGCGGGGGAAGTTCATGCGCAGCGGGTTGTTCCGCTCGATGATTTCCGCCAGCACCTTGTCGATGGCGGGCTGGTTGAGGGCGGACCCGGCCGCGGCCGTGTCCAGGGCCTTCTTGAGCTCTTCGAGGTCGTTCTTCATTTCGGTTGTTCTCCTTATGCGTCTTGGCTGGCCGCTTTCCGCGGACCTAGGCCACGCCGTCCTGCAAATGCTGTAGGGCGATGAGCGTGCGCAGCTTCTCGCCCGGCGGCAGCTTCTCGTACGCCTTCAAAACGTCCGACCCGGCCGCGGGCGGAACGGCGGCCGCCGGGTCGGCCGCGGGGGCACCGGGCACGACGCCCTTGCGAAGGGTGGGGATGCGGGCTTCCAGCTGGGCGGTCGCGGCGGACACGGCGGCGTCCACCAACTTCTGCACGTCCGACTTGGACAGCGGCGCTTCCGCGGCCGGGACCGGCGCGGCGGGCGCGGGGGCCGGGGCTGGGACCGCCTGGGGCGCGGCGGCTGGCGGGACGGCAGGGGCCGGTTCGGCGGCCTTCGCCACCACCGGCGCGGCAGGGGCGGCGGCGGGCGGCGCGGCGCTGTGGGACTTGTCCATGGCGGCCTGGGCGGCCATGATGTTGTCCATGGCGACGGCGGCAAGGGCCTTGATGTCGGCGTCCCCCTTCACGGAAATCGCGGCCAGCGCGTCCAGCGCCGCCTGCATGTGGCCGTGCATGTCCTTGGACAGCGGGGCCGGGGTCGTGGCGGCGGCGGGCGCGGCGGCCGGTGCCGCGGCGGGCGCGGCCGGGGTGTCGTTCTTGACGGTGGGGACGGGCGCGGCGGCGGCCGGGGTGACTGTGGCGACGGCGGGCGAAGGGGCGGCGGTGGGGTTGATAGGGTCCATGGTTTGCTCCTCTTGCTTGCCCTGCTCTTCCAGGGCCTTCTTTATGTACCACCCCATGGCCTTGGCTTCGGGGTTGGCCGGGACGGACACCAGGGAAACTTCGACGAGGGAAACGCGCTTGATGTAATTCACGGTCAGGTCCTTTTCCTTGTCGTATGACCGTTCCCGTTCCAGAACCATGCCGCGGATGCTGAACTTGTTTAGGACGCCTTCTTTGATTTTCTGGATGGTGTCCGGCTCGGTCTTGCTGATGAGAACGTCAACCAGCAGGCCGCGCTTGTCGAACTTGACGGACACCACGCGGCCGATAGGCCGGGTCATGTCGTGGTTCAGAAGGACGGTGCTGTTCTTCAGCAGGTCGCCCTGCGCGTCACGCAGGGCTTCGGCCGTGATTACGTCGCCTTGGTTGTCGAAGTCAACGGTGGCCGCGTACCCTACGATGTGAAATTCGCCGTCCGGGGTTGTGTCCTGCTTCAGAATGTCCACCGGGAAGGTGAACGCAACTTGCTTGCTTAACAGGGTCGCGGCTTTCATCGCGGATATTTTGACCACATTTCTTCCGCAATGTCTATAGACTATTTGAAGTGTTATTTTTCTGTCGTCGGGCCGACCAACGCGGCAAAGTCCAGCTTCACATTTCCGTCCGCCAGCGCGGCCACCAATTCGTCGCGCACCGCCAGCCTTTCCGCGGCGTCTGTTTCGGACCAATACCGCAGCCCACCAGGCACGCGGTCACGCACCGAAGCTGGCAACGCGGACACACCAGCTGGCGGGACCCACCGCTTCTTCACCGCCCCGTCCGACAGCACCACTGGCCGCTGGTCAACCGGCTTTATCGCCGTCCAAATCGCCGTTCCAGCGTCCCCGCCTTCGTCGCCTTCGCTTGGCGGCAGCAGCTTTTCCAGGTCGCCCATGCAGGCATAGGTGTCGTCAGCACCCAGCGGCGGGACCAGTTGGCCGCCGTCAACGGCTGCCTTCAGCGCGGACCTGTTCAAGCGGTGAAAGACAATGCGCCCGCGCATTTTTCCGTGCAGGAAGTATTCGTGCGAGTCGTCTTTCTGCGCGCCGTATTCGACGGCCCCTGCGTCGTCAATACGGAACACGCCGCGGAACTGCTGCGTGGACCCCGGCGCTGGCCACGGCCCCGTGACGCCCTCCACCCCCAGCCAGGCCGCTGGCTGCACGGCTTTGGGGAAGGCGCGCAGCTGGGCTGGCACGACGTTGCCTGCCGCGTTTCGGCGGTCCTTGAAGGACCCGGCCGCCAGGTCCAGCTTGTAGGCGTCCCCGCGCCTTGACCATTCCGCGGCGGCAGCCAGCGTTTCCACCGGGTCCTTCACGACGCCCGGGATTTCGCTGGCCAGCGTCCACCCGACCAGCGCCCCGGCTTCCCGCGTTTGCAGGCGCAGGTCGTGGTGGACCGTCTTGCCGCGCCAGTGGCTTTGCAGGACGTACTTGTACCGCCCGCCTTCTGGCGGGTTGTCCGCGAACGCCGCGGCCGGGGTGGCCGCTTTCGACACCGGCGCGCCGTCGTCTGCCGAGGCTGGCGGCATGGGGACGTGCCCGGGGTTATCCGGCAGGTAGGCCCCGGCCTTGCGCGCCGCCTTCACCGCTTCGCCAATGGACATGGGCCGCGGGCGGCCGTTGCCGCCCGCAACGCGGGCCCCGCCGACCGACAGGGCCACCACGCCGCCGCTGGCGCGGGCCATGTCCAGGGTGGCGTATCCGACGGCCACCATGTCCCCTATTTCCAGCTCCGTTGCGTCCGGCGGCGTGTCCCCCACCGCGTAGTACATTCGGCAGGCGTGGGAACGGATAGCGTTGCCGGGGACGCGCTGGCTTTGGAAATCCAGGCCGTAGGTGTAGGACCAGGCCCCGGCCGCGCCGCGGCGCGCCAGGACAATCCCCACCAGCTGCGCTTCCGCGGTCGGCGGCGCGGCCTGGTCGGCGGCCTTCGCCGCGGGCGCGGCAGCAGCCGCGGCGGCCTGTTCGGCCAGCAGCCGGTCGGTCGCCGTGTCCAATTCGTCCTTCGTCACGTGCTTGAAACCGCGCGCCGCCATGGTCTGCTTGACCAAAGCGTGCAGGTCCAGCATGTCCTCGAAGGACCAGGATTTTTCCCCCAGGTGGACGTTCCCGCCGTCGCGTTTGATAGACCACGCGCGGTGTAGCATGAAGTCCATGGCCAGCAGGTCTTGGTCCGGCAGGTCGTCTGGCTTCCTGCGGAACAGGTCCCCCAGTTCGGCCAGGTCGAACTTCAGCAGGTCGGCGGCGTTCCCCATGGCCGCCACCTACCCAACAACCCAGGTGCAGCGGCAGCGCGTGTGGACCGGCACGATTTCCCGCGCCTCCTCCAGCGTGAACGTCTTGCCCAGCTTTTCCCCAGGCAGCGTTTCCGAAACTTCCCGGCAGATTTCGCAGGCGTCCGACGCCAGCAGGAATTGGACTTCCACCACCCCGGCCCCTTCCAGCGCGTCCAGCTGGCCCAGGTTGTAGGCGCGGTTCGCTTCGGTGCGGGCGATAGATTCGGCAACGTCGTCTGCGGTCAGCAGCTTGGTGTAGGCCGACTGGTGCGGCGTGCCGTCCGCGCGCACCGCGCCGGACACCTTCACGGACAAGAACTTGTCCAGGCGGGCGGCCAGACGGTCGCGCAGCTGGGCCATGGTTTCGTTGTTGCTGATGCCTTCCACCAGTTCGGCGCGCAGGTCGGCGCGCAGGCTGCCCGCGATATTGGCGGCCACGGTCGTGCTGGTCGCCTTCAGGAAGTCCTCAAGTTCCGTGGACACCGCCGCGGCTTCCGGGTCGCCCGCGCGCTGCGCGCCGTGCTTGGCCCCCAGCGCGGCCAGCTTCATGTTGAACCGCAGCAGGGTTTCCCGCAGCGCGTCACCGTCCACGCTTTCCACGATTACTTCCAATTCGGGCAGCGCCTTCTGCACGCTGGCCGTCACCACCCGCGGCCTGGCCACCAGCCGCGACCGCCCGGCGGCCAGCATTTCTACTGGGGTGCGCGCCTGAAGGAAAGAAACGTCCAGCCCGGCCAGCTTGCCGCGCAGTTCGTCCGCCTTCAGCTTCGGCAGGCTCGTGGCAATCCCTTCGGTCCAGTCCTTGAACAGCTTGCGCAGCGCCTTCGCGTAGCTGTCCTCTGTCCGCACCACCGCGCGCGTGGCGTTGGCCAGGGTTTTGGCGGGGGGGATAGACGCTTTGGTGATTTCGCCGTGCGATTCGCCAATGCCCATGGCCTTGCGCAGCTGCGGCAGGCTGGCCAGAACCAGCGGCCTGACTTCTTCCGCGCGCAGCACGCCGCTGCTGATATACAGGCCGAAGATTTCGGCTTGGGCTTTTTCGTCTATGGTACGGGCGTTGAATTCAAAGGCCCAGTCGTGGAATCCGAAGCCTTCGCGTATGACGGCCTTCGTCAAGCGTTCCGCCACTCGCCGCTGGAACGGCCCCACCAGTTCCTCGTAGAAGTTCTGCCGCTGTGTGTCGCCGGTGCCGGAACCGATGTTGCCGGTTTCGATGATGGAAACCATGGAGGGGGGGACGCCGTAGACGGCCAGAACTTCGTCCCGCGTGAACACGCGCAGTTCCAGAAATTCCATGTCCTTCTGCGTGGTCCCCACCAGCTTGACTTCCACCTGGCCTTCCAGCACCAGGTCGGCCTGGGCCATGTCCAGGTTCTTGGCGCGCGCGCGCAGGTAATCCCGGTTCCGCTCCACCTGTTCCGGTGTCGCATCCTTCATCACGTACGCCACCCGGATTTTCGCGCCGTTGTTGAAAAAGGCCCGGTTGTAGACCTGGGCCAACTTGTCCACGGTGATAGGCAGGACCAAGGACGCCAGCTGCGGGTGGCCGTAGACGCTTGACCCCTTGGTGCCAAGGGCCACGTGGATGACTTCATTGGGCACGAACTCCACGGTTACGCCAGCGCCAGATTGCGTGGACAGGCCGGGCACCTGCACGTAGCCCGTCACCAGGCCGTGGCTGTCAATGCGCACGCGCATGGTCGTGGCGTCCAGCGTCCACAGTTCGCGCGGCTTTCCGTCCGTCCCGCGCACCAGTTCCCAAAAGGCGTTCGCGTACACGTGGCAATCGCGCGTCACGTCGTCCAGTAGTTCCACCAGCGTGGCCTGCGGGTTGGGGTTGTTGAAGAACGCGCGCAGCACCTTTTCGTTTTCCGGCGAAGCGTCCGTGGTCAGCGGGCGCAGCGTCCAGCCCTTGGCGGTGACCGCGCGGACAATGACGCTGACCACGGCGCGCACCCAGCTGGACTGCTCGTGCATTTCGTCCAGCACCTTGAAAGGCATGTCCGGTTCCACGCCCAGGTTCATGCCCATGCTGGTGGCCGCCAAAGTCTGCTGGCCCTTGCCCTGCTTCACCAGTTCGGCGCGCAGCGGTTCCAGAACCGCCAGCGCCGCGGCGTGGTCCTGGCCGCCGTCGGTCGTGGCGTGGAAGGTGCGGGCGCGGGCAGGCGCTTCGGCGGCCAGCGCAATGTCCGGCGCGGCAGGCGCGCCCGGCAGCAGCCGGTCAAGCGCCTTTGAAATCGTCATGCGCAAGCCCATGTTATACCCCCGCACCAGCGCCGTGCCCGGCCGTGTGCCTGTCGGCCTGCCCGCGCCCTGCGCCTTCCCCGTCGTCGTCTTTGTCCATGTCGTCGGTGTCGTCGGCATGGCCTATGCGCGGTTCGTTGCGCTGCAATTCCACGCCCTGCAACGCCAGCCATTCCGCGTCCATCATGTCCAGCGTCCCGTCAGGGAACCCCAACATTTCCTGCTCGAGGTTGTCCAGCCAATCGGCGTTCGTCCGCGGGTGCCGCAGCGCGCCCGCTTCATACAGCGGTGCCAGCCCGCGCAGCCGGGCGTGCTTGTCGCCCACCGTGTTGTACGGCTTGAACGGCAGCAGCCGCGATTCCTTGTCCGTCCGTAAAACCTCCGTGAACACCGCCTGATAGGCGTTGGACTCGATTATAATACACCGCGGGTGGTGCAGCCGGTTCAGCCGCTTGACCGCCTTCAGCTGTTCCGCAAACGGCAGCCTGTCCCGGTACGCTTCTATCACGTACCCGTCCCCGCGCTTCATGTCCACGCCCAGCACGCACCAGGCGAAGGCCGCGTTTCGCTGCGTCTTGCCGATGGCCAAGTCAACGCCAGCAAACACGGTCAAGTCCGGGGGAAGTTTATCATACCGGCCCTGTTCCAGCCACGCGGGCTTGAAGTCTGTGCCGGAAACCGATTCCGGGCTGCTGCCGTAAATGCAATGGTAGTTCGCCGTGCCCAACGTCCCGCGCAGGTCGGTCAGCGTCTTGGGCGTGAATTTTTCGGGGAAAAGGATTTGCTGCTTTCCAGCCTTGTCCTTCCATTCGGCGGCCAGTTCAACAATCTTCCAATCCTTGTACCCTTCGTCGGCTTTTATCCGGCCCACCAAATCGTCGCGGTGCCAGCGGGTGGACACGACGATTATTTGCGCTTCAGGGTCGTTGGCGTCAAGGCGGGGCATTAGGTCGCGCCGCCACCATTGCCAGACTTTTTCCCGCTGGCTGTGGGTCTGCGTGTTGCGCCCACTGCACGGGTCGTCAACGATTATCAGGTTGGGGTGCTGGGACACCAGCGTGCCCAGCACGCCGACCGCGGCCACCGTCGGTTCCTTTCGGATTACGTCGCGGCGCAGCTGAATCTTGTCCGCGGTCCAGGCGTCCGCGTCCATGTGCCAGGTCCCGTGCGCCGCACGGAATTCTTCATTGTCCCGCAGGTGCCCCTTGATTTCCGAAAGGAACGCCTTGGCGTTTTCGAGGACTTCGTTGATAATCATAATCCGCAGGTTCCTGTCCTCCGTCAACCTGAACAGCGGATAGGTGATTGTCGCCACCGTGGATTTGTAATGGCCGGGCGGCGCTACCAGCACGATTTTTTTATGGCGCAGCAGAAGGTCCAGCCAGCCCGCGTGAAGTTCCGTGAAGCGGTCGTACCCCAGCGTGTGCTTGCCCAGGTAGTACGCCGCGGCAAGCCGCGCCGCGTGCGGCCGGTCCTTGCTGGTGGTGGCGTTGGTCACAGGTTCACCCTGGCAATGTTCAGCGCGCGCCGCGCGCGTTCGTACGCGCCGGGTTCCCACCAAAGGCGGCAAAGGCCGGACGGGTGCGGCAGGATTACGGCGGCGCGCACCGGGTCGCCCAGGGTGGTGTTGGCGTAGGGTTCAAACGCGAGGCCGAACGCCGCGGACACCTTCGCCCCAAGCACCACCACCGGGCCCGTGCCGGTCGTCAGCAGGCGCGCGGCTTCCAGGCGCGCTTCGCGTATGGACCAGCGCCCGACGCATAGGTTGGCGCGGTCGAAGCGGGCAAGGTAGTCGGACGGGGCGATGTCCAAGATTTTGCAGCACAGCCGCCAGCCCGCGCACCCGGACGGTGCCGGGTACAGCGCGAAATCCGGGCCCGTGCCGTAGGGGTTGAATTCACCGACCAGCAGCGGCTTAGTCGCCAGGGCTACCAGGTGCGTGGTCATGCCCAGCCACCGGCCAGCCAAAGGCGCGCCGCCATGAACGCCGCGCCCGCGGCGCGCGCGGCCGTGCCGCTGTAGCCCAGCGCCGCGGCGGCCCCGGCCGCGGCCAGCAGCCCGGCCGCGCGCGCCACGCCACCCGCGCCGACATGCAGCACGCGCACGCGGCGGCCGTTGGAAGAAAGCGCCTTCATTGGTCGAACACCCACCGCCCGGGTTCCCAGGATATGACCGGCTGCGGCACGCTGGTGACAGCGTGGCCTTCGGCGTAAGCGCACGATTTCACAAGCCGCGCCGACAGCTGCGGCCTGTTGTCGCCGCAGGCAATCGTGCAGAACGGCGCGGACGCCGGGCACCCGCAGGTCGTCATGGTCACCGTGACTTCCACCACGCGCGCCGGTTCCTTCCCGGGCGCGCGCAGCGCGCGGCAGGCTTCGCCGGGGTCCGTTGTTATGACCAGCCCGGCAGCGGCCAGCAGAAGGTACCAGGTCAAGGTCGCGTCCCCGGCAGCGGTCCCCGCGTCGTATAATCGGCCAGCCAAGCCAGGCCGACAACACCCGCGGACGCCGCCGCCGCGCCGACGAACACCTGCACCCACAACGGCTGCCCGGCCACCGTTACGCCAACGGCCAGAATTCCTACGCAGCCGCCGATTACGACGCACGCCTGCGCCAAGCCGCGCTTTTTGTCGGTCATGCCAGCAGCCCGGGAACCGGCATTGGTGCCACCGCCGCCGCGCGCAGCGCGGAAACCCGCGGCCAGTACAAGGTCGGCTTCAAGGACTGCCCGCGCGCGCCGCGGCGCAGGACCGCCACCAGGAAGCTGAAGCTACCCCGCGGCAGACCGAACCCGGTGTGGTTGTACCGTTGGTCGGAATAGAAATTGCTGCGCTGCGGTTTCACCCCTGGGGACATGACCGCCACCACGCGGCCGGTTTTGTTGCGCGTCGTCCCGGCGCTGCTGCTGGTCCAGCACACCATGTCCCCCACCTTGAACTTCACCCTGTCGTCCATTTCCCCCCCCGTCCCGTCTACCCGCCGACCGGCCGCGCGGCGTTCTGCGCCGCGCGCAGCGCGCGTATTTCCGACAGCTGGCTTTCCAGCCTGGCGCACTTGTCGGCTAAATCCATGCAGGCTTTGTCCGCTACCAGCAGGCGGTGCTGCACGCCGCGCAGCGCGTGCGCCAGGGCGCAGGCCACGCAGCCCTGGTGCGCATTGGCCCCATGGGCCGGGCAGCGCCCGTTTTTTACAGCCAGCGCCGCTGGCGTCGGTTCCGTCGGGACCTGCGGCTGGTAATCGTCCGGCCCGGGCGGCGGTTGAATCGCTTGCAGCACGGCCGCCAATTCGTTCTTTGCGTCGTCCGCGCTGCGGGCCGACAGGTCGCGCAGGGCGGTGGCAATCCCTGTTTTCATGTTGGCCACGTCGCGTTCCAGCTTCACGGCCGCCAGTTCTTCCAGCAGGGCCACAATGTCCGCATGGGCATGGGCAATAAAATAGCCGTCATGCGGGCGCATTATTTCGGCAACCTTGAACTGGTCGCCGTTCTGGCTTTTGCACACCACCGCGTCCACCCACGTGGTCCCCTGTAGACGTTCGGGGTCGAAGGACCATAGCCCCGTGTCGCGGCCGGTGACGGCCAGGCGGCGGGCCATGATTTCAGACAGCGCGGCTGTGGTCAATTTTTCAGGCACAAGGTCCACCCCAGTTGTGGCGCGCGTGCCGCGCGACCGGCCGCGCCGCCGCGGGGCCTGGCCGCGCTGCTTGCCGCCACGCCTTGGTCCGGCGGCATGATTTGCAGTCCACCGCGGCGTGGTCCGGCGTCACGCTGTCCCAAAGCGGCGACAGCCCCCGGCCGCACGCCGAAAACCAATCCCTGGTCCCGGCGTAGTGGGCATGGTTCAGCGCGCGCCGCGCGCGCACGTAGTCCGACATGCTGCGGCGGGGGGACTGGCAGCCCGCCAGAACCTTGGCCACGGCTTCCCGGGTGGCCGCGTCAATGCGCATGACCAGGGCGCGGCGCGCCGCTTCGCGGAACGGCAGCCCCACCCCACGCAGCGTCACGGTCACGCGCGCCGCGCCGCGCCGGTAGCCCCCCGGGCCGCGCGCGCCAAGCGGGACCGGCACGCCGCCTGGCTTCACCGCCACCCCCCGGCCACAGCCGCCGCCACCGCCGCGCCCCAATCCCGGGCGGCCCGGCACCGGGCGCAGGACACGGCTTGCGCCAGCTTGGTGTGCCGGTCCACCAGGTTGTCCAGCCGCTTGCCGCACAGCGACAAGCCCCCCGGTTCCCCGTAATGGAACGGCCCGCCAGCCAGCGCCCGGTCAACGGCCGCCGCCGCCACGCGCGCCACCGCCGCGTCCAGCAGGTCCCGCGCGGCGCGCGCCACCAAGCCCGGCGGCGCGCGCCGCGCGCGCCCGGCCGAATGCGCGCCTGGGGCCGTTCGAGCGGATTTTTTGGTTTTGGGTCCAACGGCCGCGCGTCGTTTCATGCCTGCACCCCGAACCGCCCCCGCGCCGTCCGCGCGTGCCGCTGCCGCAGCCAACGCTTTTTCTTCCAGCGGGCAATGCCCTTATCCCGCCAGCGTTCGATTCCTGCCACGCATTTCATGCACGTGACGGTTTCTATGTCGAAGGAAATCAGGTGCTTTTCCAGGTTGATTTTGATTCCGCACATGGCCTTGCCGGTGCGCATTTGCCAGTGGAAAATGTCTGGCTTCGGCAGCTTCGCGGTCAGGCAATCGTAACAGGTGGAATCGTCCCGTTGCAGCGCCACCGGGAAGTTCGGCACGTCCGGCAGAAGCCGCTTGCACATGGCCCTGTCGCCGCCCGTCCACCAGTGCAAGGACCAGGTGTGCTTGCCAGCCACGGGTCAGACCGCCCGCCGCGCGTAGTCGGCGCGCACGGCTTTCAAAAATGGCACGTCCGGGCTGCGTTCGCGCCAGGCGGCGCGGAAGGTTTCTGGCTGGGCGTTCCACCAGGACACCAGTTCTTTTATGGACGGGTCCATGGCACCCCCCACCCGGTTTTCGCGCGCGCCCGCCGCGCCCGTGCCGCCGCTTTCGCTGGCAGGCCGGTGGCGTCCGGCAGACCAGGGACCGGCGGCGCGGGCGGCGCGGCGTGGACCGCGTGGACGACGGCGAAGGCCAGCGCCGCGGCGCTTGGGGACAGGCGCGTGTCGTCAACCAGCAGCACCCGGGCGTGGTTCACCTGGCCCCCCTAACGGCCCAGCCCAGCAGCAGCGCCGCGGCCAGCGCACCGGCCACGCGCCCCGGGCCGTGGTCCGTGAAGGTCCGCACCGCCAGCCCGGCCACGCCGCCGAAGAACACCCCGGCGAAAAGGACCGGCAGCCAGCGCGGCACCCGGGGCGTCATGGTCTTGGCTGCCCGGCCGCAGGCTTCGTGTCCGCAGCGCGCGGTCATGCCGCCGCCCACGCTGGGGCGCGCGCCAGCCGCACGGCCCGGGCCAGGGAATGGCGCGACCCGGCGGCGGACGCCGCCGCCCGCCGCGCCAGCGCCGCGGCCCCGCGCGGCACCGCGCCGCCCCGCCCGCGGGCCGCCCACCACCGGGTCACCCGGGCCGCCGCGGCCTGACCGACCCCGAAGCGCACCACCGACCAGGCGGGCTTGCCGTTGACCAGCGCGCGGGCCACCACCACCGCCGCCGCCCTGTCCCGGCCGCAGCCCATGTCCAGCCCAAGGACCAGCCGCCCGCGCGCGCCGCGCACCGGCCGCACCGCCAGCCGCTTCATGCGCACCCCGCGCGCCGCCGCGGCTTCAAGCGCGCGGCCAGCCGACCAAGCGCCGCGGGACCGGGGACCGGGAACGCGGCCACCCGGCAGCCGGTCACCACGAACGCCACCCCAGCCAGCGCGCCCCGCGGGACCAGCGGCCCGCCGCGCCCCGCCGCCGTTCGGATTTTTTTTCCCGCGGCCCAGCCCCCCCGCACACCCACGTCCGCCAGCGCGAACGCCGCGCCGCCGTCCGATTCCTGGCACCACGAAAGAACGCACGCCCCGCCACGGACGCCACCGCCCCGCGCCACGGGACGAACACCACCCAGCCGTTCCGACCGGATTTTTTTTTGGACCGTTGACCGGCCTGAACGTCCGCACTTCAACATGGAACTGCACCCCGCGTTTCCCACACCAGGACTGGTCACGGACGCTATGGTACCAGGGTCGCAATCGAAGTTCAAGGCTTTAAGACGGTGGGGGTTGAAAGAATGGACGGCTGCAACTGTTTGCAAAGGATTTCTGGACCGGCTTTTTCAAATAAAATTTTCAAATGAAAATATCAGATTTGCAAATGAAAAAATTGTGGTCAGCAGGAGTATGCGCCTCCGACGCCTCATTTTTCCGGCCTCCATCATTCACCCTGGGCAATGTCCCTTCATGCGCCTTGACATAATGGGCTATTAGGTCAAGGGTGGTTCGTCGGTGTTGTGTTTGTTGTCCGTCGTGGTGGCCGGGTCCGTCGCTGCTGGTTCCGGTTCCGCAGGCGTCGGTGTGGTAGCGTCTATTGGCTCTTCGCGCTCACCTTGGGGTTCTTCCACCGGCCCTTCCCGCTGCTGCGTCATGCGCACCACCATGGCTTCCACTTGGCTGAAGGCACGCCCTGCTTCGCGGCTTGCCGCGGACTTGATAGGTGATTCGCCACCGTCGCCGCTGCGGCGTTCTTCGTCGGTCGGTCTGGCGTGCTTGCCAAGGCGGTCAACGGTGTTGGCAATGAAGGTTGAAATCTCGGTCAGCGTTGCCGTCTTGAACTTCACGCGCGCCACGCGCAGGGCAAGGTAGACGGACTGCCAGCCTATGCGGTGGAACTGCTGGCGCGTGTGGTCGTCCAGGCCGGTGCCGAAGGTCAGGGCCTTCATGCCAGCCGGGCCCATGAACCTGTCGGCGTTGTCCACCCAATACTTGACGACGTTCGGGGCCACCTTGAAATCCTTGGCCACCGTCGTCAGGGTCGCGCCTTCGTTGACCGCTTGGATAGCGCGCAGCACCAGCTCACGCGGGTACCTGCTGCCGACCTTCTGCGTCTTGCCTTCTGCCTGGCCCATGTTCGTTCACCTGCCTTTGCGGTCTACCACTGCGGACAAGTCCACGTCAACACCAAAGCACCAGCCGACCAGCGCACCGACTTCCCGACATTCAGGCTTTGCGGTGTTCGGGCGTTTCGACATTCCAGCGTTCGGACCTTCCGGCAGCTGGACTGTTCCAGGTCCAAGTCGAACAGTGCCTTGACGGTCACCTTGACCGGCTTCGTTCAAGACTTCGTAACGGTCTTTCCGGCGTTCGGCTTTCGTTGACCTGGTCCGGCCGTGGGGGTAGTTTAGCAGCATGACGTACCAGGAATCCAGTGCCGAAAGGGAAGGGTTGAAATGGGGCTGTTTGGGCAGCAGTTCCGTGTGGTCATTTTGTGGGTGCAGGTCCATGTGGTTTTTGGGTGGTTCCGTTGGGTTTCGGGTGGTGGATTTCGGGTCGTTTTTTGAAGGGGACGAGAGAGTCCGTTCGTTTTTTTATCTCTCTCTTTTTCTCAACGGCTTGCACAACCGGCATTAACGGCGTACAGAGTCTTTATATAGTCGCCCGGCTTTTGCGGTTTTTCATGCTAAAACATGCTTAAGCAATGCTTGTAGCATGGCCCCCCCGTTTTATGCTTGAAGCAATGCTTAAGCAATGCTTGAAGCATTCCGTGAGTGTGGAATTTCCTACATCGGTGGCAGGCTTAAGCAATTCCTGGCAATTTACATGCCAAGCCTTCGGTGTCATTTACCCCCCCTTTTTTCTATGCTTAAAATGCTTGTAGCATGGCCAAATCTATGCTTGAAGCAATGCTTAAGCAATGCTTGTAGCATATGCTTAAGCAATGCTTAAGCAATGCTTGTAGCATAGCTGGTCGTTTCACGGACCCGTCCGCCGGGTCTTTTTCTTGGTCCGGCGGGGGCTGGAAACCGGGGCTTTTTTGGGGGTCAAATCCTGGTCGTTTTCTGCCAGCTGTTGGGGCTTCCCGCAGCCGTTCCTTTTGGGGCGGCCGGGCTGTTGCGCTGGGCATGGCTGGGTCAGCAGGAAGGCTTCGCGCGCGCCGCCGCAGCCGTCGCATTGCAGGTCCGGTGACGGGTGGCGGTCGGCGTCCACGGCTTCCCCGGTGCCGCAGGCTGGGCAGAACACCAGCAGGACGGTCACGGGCGGCCGGTGCCGGGCTTGGTGGCCGCCGGGCGCGCCGCGGGCCGCTGGCGGGCCTTCCTGGGGGCGCTGGGGCGGCCATGGGCTGCGTCCGGCTGCCCCGCCGCGGCAGGCGCGCCAGCGGGCGCTGTGGCGCGCGCCGCGGGGCCGTAGCGCCCGCAATGCCGCGCCGCTGCTACGGCAGCCACCAGCGACAGCCGCCAAGCGCGCCCTGGGCCTGCCCGCCGTCCGGGCCGTTCGGCGCGCGGTCGCGTTCCGCGCGGTCACCAGGCCGGTGGCGGGTCAGGCTGTTTTGGGCTATGCCCTTACCGGCGTCATGCCGGTGTTCTTGTTCGGTCGGCCGTCCAGGCTGCGTACGCCGGGGGCACGCGCCTGGGGCAACCGCCCGCTTCTGCACCCTGGGCCAGCCGTTTGGTCTGGCGTTTCCAGTCGCATAGTCGTTGGGTCTGCGGGTCACCGTCAGCCGTCCCCGCGGTTCGTCCGGTCCTGTTGCCGCGCCCGGTCGTGGTAGACCTGCGCCAGCGCGGCCAAGGCGGGGCCGTCGCGCCGCCAGCCACCGGCCCACCGCCACAGCAGCTTGCCCCATGGTCCGCGCCGCGCCGCCAGCGCCGCCCGCGCCGCCCGCGCCCGGCCACAGGCCACCAAGCCGTCAACGACGACGGCCACCACCAGCACCAACACCGCCTGTTCCGCTGGCGTCACGGCGCGTCCAGCCCCGCCCCGCGGGCCGCAGCGGCGTGGGTCGGGCCGCAGGCCGCCGCTGAAATCGCCTGTCCGCATTGCCCGCACATTTGCGGCGCAAGCTGCGGCTTCGGACAGTCGCATGTGTCGCAGGGCGGCGTCCTTCCTGGTTTCATGTCGTTGCCGCACTTCGGGCACAACAGAACCACGGGTTCCCTGGGGGGCTTGCCGTCCGGGCACTGGACACGATTCCCGCGCGCGTCCACGTGCAAGGCGGCGCATGAAACGTACAGCCCCTTCTGCGCGCCACCAACGGCCCCCTTCGGATTCGTCACGGTTTCCCACCGCGTATGGCCTTGACCTTTGCGACGGATTCGGCCAGCGCCACTTCCGCCTTCCCGTCGTGCCCGTCGTGCTTCCCATGGTTCAGGTTCCACGCGGCCTGGAACACGGCTTCCAGCGCAGCCCTGTCGTTGGTGGCGCGGGCGGGTCTGGATAGGGCGTCCTTTGCCATAGACAAATCCAGCTCCGAAAAGTCAGGCTCGCCCGGTGTTGTCCAACGGGCTACGACGGTCTGAAGGGCCGCCCGGACCAAGGTGAGTTCGGATTCAAGGTCGTCGGCGCGGTCCTTCGCGGTCAGGTAGGCGTTGTGATTCGCCTCCTGAATCCTGATGGAATCGCACGGCGTAACGCAATGCTCGTGACCTTCATGCTTTAGACAACTGGCGTTGCGCGCGTCCAGTTCGTCGAGGAGGTGGCGAACGTCGCGCGGCGTGACGGTTTCCAACCACGAACGCGCGTCAGCGTCGTGTTCGTCAAGCCGCTGGCGAATCACGGCAGCCGACGGCTTCTGCGCGCCGTCCCCCGGCACCGCGCCTTCCGGCGGCGTCATGGCGCAGCCACCACCGGCTGCACGGCGTCCCCTGGTCCGCCAGCCGCGCGCCGCACCTGGTCGTGGGTCGCCAGGCCGGTCAATTCGGACATGGCCAAGGACCACAACACCACCAGCCGGAAAGCCACCCACAGCGTCATGCCTATGCAAGCCAGCTTCACGGGTTCCAGCAGCGCGCCGCGCGCCGCCAGGTCTTTGTCGGGGGGTAAGAAATCGGCCGCCAGCGCCAGCACCGCGTTGACCAGCACCACGCACAGCAGCCCCAGCAAAACGATTACGTCCCACCCCAGGGCTTCGCCGTTTGGCCCCGTCACGTCGGCCGGTAAGCCCCTGACGGCCAGCAAGACCAGCGCGCCAAGGACCGCCGCGGCCGGGGTCCAGGCCAGCACCGCCCAAGCGTTGACCGTCCCACCCTTAAGCACGGTTACACCCACCAGCTGCTTGTCGTTCAGCATTTCACCCCCCCCAGCCAAGCATAGGCACTTCCCCGGATTCGTAGGCCCGTTCTATCAGCGGAATGACGTGCTGCCCGGCCGTCTGCCCGTTCGGCAGGACTATGTGCGCCAAGAATTCCTCCTCGAACGTGCAAATCCCCGACGCCACAGCTTCCAGCTTCGCCTTTATCACCAGCCCCAGCGCGCGCCATTTCTGGCGCTGCGATTTTTCCCACCGCACGAACGCCGCTGGTCCGCCGCGCACGCCTTCGTCCGGCCGCGCGGGCATGGGGACCAGGAAGCGGATTCGTTTGCCGCCCTTGACGAACTGGACCACAGCGCCTTCGGGCATGGTGGCGTAGGAAAAGTGCGTGGCCCCGTAGCGCGTCAGCGTCCGTTCGATTTCCACCTTTGACTTTTCGCACGACACCGTCGTGTTCCGCGCGTACTGCGTCACGGGCCCACCGTCACCGCTGCGTGCGGGTTCGCTTCCTTGCGATTGCCGCCCGCCGCCGCATTCCAGCCCGCAAGCCAATCCGCGCAGTTCCAGCCGTCACGGTCGTTCTGCCCGCCCCCCGCCATGTAGTAGGACCAACCCGCGGCCCAGCACATGGACGGCGCGTGGGCGTCGTCGGGCAGACCGCCAAGGCCGTGGGCTTTCTTCACGTACGGGTTGGCGTCCCGCAGCGTGCCGCCCGCAGCGGCGGCCCACCCGCTGTCCCAGGCCGCGCAGCACGCCGCTTCCGCGCGCGCCGCCGTGTCCAGCTTCGCCGCGTGGCCGTCCCACCCGGCCCTCCAGCAGGTCTCCGGGGGCGTCATGGGGGCGGCAGCGGCCCGGCCGATTTTGCCCGCGCTTCAAGGCAAGCCCGCGCCACCTTCGCCAGGGTTTCTTCCGCCGTCGGCAAATCCGGCGTGACCCAGCAGCCGTCCTGATTGGCGTTCCACACGTGCCCAGTTTCCAGGTCAACGGCCACCCACTTGGTCGGCACGTGGGTGGCCAAGCACAGGTGGACCAGCTTTTTTGAAACCTGCCAGCCGTTGCGCGTGTCCGCCTTCACCCCGTCCATTAACGCGCCGCCGAAGCGTGGGTGTCCAGGTGCAGCACGCCTGCGCGTGCCTGCCAGACGGCCACCAGCATGTTCAAGAACAGCAGCGGCCCGCCGACGGTGCGGACGTTTGGCGCAAGCCACCGCATTTCATTTTCTGTGGACGCCAGCACGAACATGGCCGACACCGGCAGCGCGAAGAAAAAGACCCGGAACAGGCACGCGCAACAGACAGGCCCCATGCTGGACATTATAGCCTGTTACTGGTAATTGTCAAGCCAGGCTTTTTACTGCGTCCCGTCCCGCATGGGGTCGGATTCTTGCGGGTGCAGCAGTCGGCAGCGCAGGCAGCGCAGCGGCTTGCCTGGCCCCAAGCCGTTTGGTCGGCAGGTGCAGGGCGCTTCCGATTCCAGCACCGCGCGCAGTTCCGCGTTGTTCACCCGCAGCACGCCCGTTTCGTCGGCCGCCGCGGCAGCCGACAGCGGCGCTGGTCGCACGTCCAAGTCCTTGTAGGGTTCGCACCAGCCGTTGGTCAGGTGGCCCTTTAAGCCCACCTGGTCAAAATCGTCCTCCCAGCAGAACGGGCACGCCAGGTACGGCGGAACCCCGCAGGCGGCATCCGCGGTGTGCGCGCCGTCACCGGCGGGGAATGGGTTGCCGCGCTTGGCGGCCTTGGCCTGGGCCGCGTGCCAGCCGGACCCCCAGCCCTCGCACAGCACGCGCCCGCCATGGCCAGGGTGGTGCAGCGCGCGGCCATTGCGATAGCCCACCAAGCCGCGTTCCCAGCAGGCGTGCAGGTCCGTGGTCATTTCCGACCGCCGCACCAGGACGGCTGTGTTTCCACCGGCCCCAGCCCCCGCACGTAAAGCGCCGCCACCCGGCGGCAGCTGTCGCCGGTTTCCAGGTGCGCCACCAAGCACGGCTGGGCGTCCGCGGGCAGGTCGTCCTGCCACTTCCGGTGCAGCCGCAGCGGCCCCAGGTAGACCCCGCACCAGCGGCCGGGCGCGCCGCTGCCGTCGCCCCACGCCTTGATAGGCCCCAGCCAGCGCGCCATGGCGTGGCTGTGCGCGTGGCCGCCGCAGGTCCAGCACCGCCCGGACATGACCACGCCCAGGGCCACCACCGCGCCCAGCACCAGCAGCGCCGCCATCATTGCGTCACCGGGCCCAGCGCCTTGGCCCAGGCCGCGTACACGCCCGCGGCGGCCACCGCCAAGTCCAGCAGCGCCGCCGGGCCGTAGTAGCGCCTGCCGCCGTCGCAGGTCCAGCACCAGCGCAGTTCCACGTTGCAGCGCGCCACGTGCCGCCTTCGCCAACCCTTGAAAATCAGCCAGAACACGGTCCTTTCCCGCCGCAACAGCTTGAAAAACTGTTGCAAGGCTTTTTGGGCACCAAATCCGACGGCAGCATGTTGTGCGGGCGGTCAGGCGGCGGCCCGGGGTCCGGCAGCGGGCCGCGCAGGGCTTCGCGCAGCGGCACCCGGCGCAGCTTGGTCATTTCCGGCACCACCCCGGCCCCGTGGCATAGGGGGCAGCTGGACACGCCATTGGCGGACCTTTTCAGCCAGCCCGTGAACCACACCACCGCCATTGACGCCAGCGCCCCCAGCGCCCCCGCCAGAACGTAGCCCGCAGTGCCTACCATTCGCCGGTCCACCAGCCGCCGCGCTCCCCGGTGAAGATTCCGAAGAAACCGCTGCTGGTCGTCGCGTTTGACCCATTTCCGAACAGGTCCGCCGGGTCAATGCCCGCGTCCTGCAAGACCACGCGCACGAACACGTGCGGGGCCATGCTGGGGTCCATGTGCGGTTCGCGCCGCGGGGCGCGCGCGGCGCGCGGCGCGTCCTTGAAATCGTCCGACACCAGCCCGTGCTGCGTCGTCAGCTTGGCGGCCAGCGCCGCCGCCGTGGCGGCTTCAGCCGGTGTAGCCCCGCTGCCGTCTGCCGCCACTGCCAGCAGCGCCTTGACCTTGCGCGCCACGTCCGCCTTGTCGGCCATCAGTGGTACCCCCGCAAAATCCTGTAGGACCGTGCCGGGCTGCGCGCCGGGGCGCTTGGCGCGGCCGTCCGCGGGCGCAGCAAGCCAGCCGGGTTGACCGGGGACAGCGCCCAGGACGCGGCCGTGCTGCGCGGCTGCATGGCTTCGGCGCGGCGCGCGTTGCGCTGCCGCTGCTGCACGTCCTGCATTTCCTGAAACCCAAGGCCAGCAAGCCAGGCAAAGAACGCCAGGACCACAACGGCAATGCAGCCTTCCGCCATGTCGCGCCCCGGCTTCACCCGTCCGCCCCCGGCGTCCGGCCGTCACCGGCCCGTGCCGCGTGCGCGGCCTTGACGTTGCAGCCGAACGGCCGCCCGGCCAAGTCCGTGACGGCCTGGCAGGATTGGCACGGACGCAAGCCCCACAGGTGCGGGTCGCCTTCCACCACGCGCAGCACGGCCGCCAGCACGCGGTCCTTGTCGGCAGCCACCGCCCGCGCCACTTCCGCCGCGTTGTCACCCATGCGCCGCCACCCCGGTGTCCAGCCAATCCACCCACGCCGTCCCGTCGTGCGCGGACAACGCCCTGCTGTTGACCGGGCCCGCGACTGGGGCACCAGGACTCGAACCTGGAACCTTGCCGTTAACAGCGGC